ATGGCAACTTTTAAACCGGTTGTATTTACAACTAAAAACCATATTAAATCAGATGGCACGACAAATATCAAAATTCGTGTTTATCATAGCAAAGTATCGCAATACCTTCCTACCCCATATTATATTGAACCCGGATTTATGAATTCTGACGGAAATATCTCATCATTTTATCCTGATGCTGATATGCTAAATTATGAATTGGGTGAAATAATGCAGCTACATAAAAAGAATTTTCTTCAATTGGGATCGTCTCGAACATCTAAAATGTCTTGTTCTGAACTCAAAGAAATACTTCAAAGTATGTCCGAGCAAAAACCGGAATACATTGATTTCATCGATTTCACTAAAACCATAATCGATAATACGGTAAAAGAGAAAACGGCATCATGGTATCAATGCTCAATTGATTCATTTAAAAAATTCTGGAAGAGCGACAAAATCAATGCTTGTGATATTACAGCAAACAGGATGAGGGAATATAAAGAAACTTTAGAAAAGAACGGGATGCAACCGGGGGGGATCAATAATTATATGAGGGGTATCCGTTCTTTATTCAATAAATGCAAAGACCATTATAATAAAGAGGATTATGATATTATTCTCATTCCAAATAAACCATTCAAGAATGTAGATATACCAGAATATAGGCGGCGAAAGAAAAATATTCCTATTGAAACGGTAAAGAGGATTAGGGATGGAAAATTCGATACAGAACGGGAAAACATTGCAAGGGATATGTTCATGATGATGTTTTACCTCATGGGAATTAACGTAAACGATCTATTTAATCTATCCGGTCCAAGATACGGTAGAATAGAATATGAACGATCTAAAACGAATACAGACGGAAATACCTCCATGTTTCCGTTATCCATAAAGGTTGAGCCGGAATTAAAGGAATTGATTGATAAATATAGTTCAGGCTATTTTCTATCTGATATCAAAACACGATATACCTGTTCTTACAATTTTATGAAAGCTATCAATCAAGGGTTAGAGAAAATCAGTACCGAATTCAATATTCCGAAAATCACAACCAATTGGGCCCGCCATTCCTGGGCGAGTATTGCCCGGAACAAAGCGAAGGTACCGAAGGCGGATGTTGATTTCTGCCTCGGCCACGTGAATAACGATTACAAGATGGCAGATATCTATATTGATATAGATTATGAGATTTGCGATGATGCTAATAGGAAGGTATTGAATTTATTACGGGACTGATTATATAATTTCATCGAAAGATTGTATAATCGTTTATATAATTTCCCTGAAAAATTGTATAAAAAATTCTTGCAAAAAATTTGGTGATTAAAAAATAACCCGTACATTTGCATCCATAAAGCGAGTTGGATTCTGAATCGAAAGGTTCAGGGTTCAACTTTTTGTGTATATAAGGATCGGAGGCTTGCCTCGGATTTCAGGATTTTGCCGCCCGGATAGGATAACAAAAACAGGGTCGCTCCTTTATACACATTATTATCAACCTTGAACTAAAAGCTTAACACCCTCCCAATCACGCCGGGCACTTGAAAAAGTGTCATGCAAAATCAAAAAACATACGACGAATTTTTAAAGTCAAAAATTAAAGTTTCGGAGAATTTCGGGTTTAGTCTCGATATAGAAGATATTAACCCGAACTTGAAACCCCACAATAAGCTAATGGTAAAATGGCTTGTTGAGGGTGGCCGACGTGCGTGTTTTGCATCGTTTGGATTACATAAGACCGTAACCCAGTTAGAAACTGTTCGGTATACCCTCGAAAAAGCAAGCGGTTCGAAGGGCCTCATTGTTTGCCCGCTCAACATCAAACAGGAATTCGTCCAGGACTCGATCAATATCCTCGGTTGGAAAGAAGAACCGAAATTCATCCGACGCCCGTCTGAAATGTCCGGAGACGGTATATACCTTACCAACTATGAAAGCATCCGGGACGGTCGCCTTGATCCCCGTATATTCGATGTTGCAAGTTTAGACGAAGCTTCCGTATTACGTGGATTTGGCGGCTCGAAAACATTCCGGGAATTCATGCGGCTCTTTACCGGTGATGCCGGGCCTATGCAAATGCGCAGAGGCTCAGATCATATCAAATACCGTTTTGTCGCAACCGCCACGCCATCCCCTAACGACTACATAGAATTGCTCGCTTATGCTGATTTTCTCGGCATAATGGATATCTCCCAGGCAAAAACGAGATTCTTTAAACGTGATAGCACGCATGCCGATAAATTAACACTCCATGCGCACAAGGAAGAGGAATTCTGGCTGTGGGTTTCTTCGTGGGCACTGTTCGTTAATAAGCCGTCCGATATCACCGGTGATCCGAAAGATGACGAGGGGTATATTCTGCCTGAATTAGATTTGCGTTGGCACGAAATACCGGCCGATCACGTAGAGATCACTGTCGAGAAAAACGGCCAAATGCAAATGTTCAAAACGGAGGCTCTCGGATTGGAGCAATCGGCAAAAGAAAAACGGTTGAGCCTAGATAGCCGTATTAAAAAGATGCTCGAATTGAGAGCGGAAGATCCGGGAGCACACCGTATCATTTGGCACGATCTCGAAGATGAGCGCCACGCAATTGATAAGGCTATTCCCGGTATCACTTCGATATATGGCTCACAGGACTATGAGAAACGCGAAAAGAATATCCTTGACTTTTCGTACGGACGTGTACCCGAATTATCGGCCAAACCGGTTATTGCCGGGTCCGGTTGTAATTTTCAACGTTATTGCAGCTGGGCGATATATCTTGGTATAGGTTACAAATTTAACGACTTCATACAATCCATTCACCGCCTGCAGCGATTCCTTCAAAAAAACACTGTTCGTGTCGATCTTATCTATACCGAAACGGAAAAGAACGTCCGTAAATCCCTCGAACGAAAATGGCAAAACCATAACAAACTAATCAAAAAAATGACTGAAATAATAAGAAAGTACGGATTATCCCATGCCGAAATGGCAAAACACCTGGCCCGGAAAATGGGAGTTGAGAGAATAGAAATCACCGGTAATAATTTTAAGGTGGTGAATAATGACAGCATCCCTGAATTATCAGATAAAACCAGATATCCAGACAATTCGGTAGGATTGATCCTCACATCGATACCATTTTCAACACAGTACGAATATAGCCCCAATTACGCAGACCTGGGACATTCAGAAAGCAATGAAGAGTTTTTCCAGCAGATGGATTATCTAACGCCCAACCTTTTCAGGGTACTGCAACCCGGCCGGATAGCCGCCATCCACGTAAAGGACAGGATTGTCCCGATGGGACTATCAAAGGCTGGTGTTCAAACGGTTTATCCTTTTCATATTGACACGTATAATCACTTCGTGAAGCATGGTTTCGCATACATGGGCATGAAAACAATTGTTACCGATGTGGTCCGCGAAAACAATCAGACTTACAGGCTCGGATGGACGGAACAATGCAAGGATGGCACAAAGATGGGAGTCGGAATGCCGGAATATCTCCTATACTTCAGAAAACCCCAAACAGACCGGACAAATGCGTATGCCGATATCCCTGTCGAAAAGGGCAAAAAGGAGTGGGATAAAATTAATGAAGAATGGATTAACCCCGATGGTTATTCCCGCGCCCGATGGCAATTTGATGCCGCCGGCTATACACGCAGTGATGGCAATAGAGGTGTCACACCGGAAGAACTGGCCGCAATGGACCACAAACAGATTTTTCAGTGGTTCAAAAACTACACCCTCAACGAAATATGGGATTTCGAATATGTCGTAAAAGTGGCCGAAACACTGGAAATGCAGGGTAAACTTCCTTCCGGCTTCATGCTTTTACAGCCCCAAAGTTGGACAGATGAGGTATGGACGGATGTAACCCGCATGCGGACCCTCAACGGCTCACAATGGAGTAAGGGAAAGGAAATGCATCTGTGTTTGGCGAAAGGTAGTTTAATCTTAACAAAGGACGGATACAAAGAAATACAAAATATCAATATTGGGGACAATGTTTTAACCCATAACGGAAATTGGAAACCTGTTATTGCAAAAGCCTGTACCGGCATTAATCCAATCGTTCAGGTGAAAGCGCAAGGTGTGGCAAATTTAACCCTGACATCTGACCATAAAGTTTGGGCACGCAAAAACAACAAGGCTCGACCTCTTGATTATCTACCTTCAACCGAGCCGGCATGGATAGAATCAAAGGATACGAAGGGTGGTTTTGTCAATTTAAAATTACCGGAAATAGAAGAAAGCCAATTCACTGAAAATGAATGGTGGTTAATCGGCAGATATTTGGCGGATGGACACTATCATGGTGCTCGCAATCAATTCTTCATATCCGTAGGTAACAAAAAAATCGATGAATTTAAAAGCATTTGCGGTGAATTTATCGGACATGAAAACATAGCAGACGGTTGTTCTCAATTCGGATTGAACATATCATCTATCGAGTTGAAAAACATGCTGCATAAATGCGGTCACGGTGCGGAAAACAAGCAAGTACCGATAGAGGGTATTTGCCTTAACGCTGAAAAATCGGAAGCGCTTTTAAGCGGGTATCTTGCCGGTGATGGCAATAAAACGGGAAATCAGGTTACAGCATGCTCCGTTTCCCGTGCATTAGTGTTGGGTATGGCTATGGTCGCCCAACGTGCAAGAGGTGTGATCGCATCCGTATTCGCTGGAAAGAAACCAGGCAAACATAACATACAGGGGCGGGAGATCAATCAAAAACAACTATGGCAATTATCATGGCGGAACGGAGATCGTTCATTTGGGAAGATACTCGACGATGGGGCGTGGCGCCCTGTTAGGGATATTACTGAAAACGGGATAGCCGAAACTTGGACAATTCAGGTTGCCGATGATGCCAGTTATACAGCCGAGGGTTGTATTGTGAAGAATTGCCCCCTTCAATTTGATATTGCTGACCGTGTAATCGAGCAATTGAGCAACCCCGGAGAGACGGTATTGGATCCTTTCGGTGGATTAATGACGGTGCCATACCGCGCGGTCCTAAAAGGCCGGAAAGGTATCGGTATCGAGTTGAGTAATCCATATTTCATCGACGGTGCGGCATATTGCAAGGGTGCCGAAAGGAATATGAAAATGCCATCCCTGTTTGACACATTAGAAGCTATTTAATTTCAATTCAATAACTATTTAAAACAATTACAACATGAAAATTAGTCTAACAAAAAGTGATCTGCTCTCCAAATTGAGAGTTGTTTCAAAAGTTCTAAGATCCTCGGCAAAGGAGGTAATGTACAGCACGTTTTTGATACGTGTCGAGAATGACAAATCGATTTCTATTTCGGCTATGGATGAAGCCGGCCGAATCACGACAACCGTTGATTGCGTGATAAAGGATTTTCAAGAAGCATCATTCCTGCTTGATGCCCAAACTTTAATTAAAGCATTAGGCGAACTGCCGGACCAGCCGATCGAGATCGTTATCGATCCGCTTATAAAAGTGACATTCAAGTACTATAACGGTAGATTCGAGATGGCGCCGATGGATGCAATCGCTTATCCTGAACTGCCAGTATTTAACAAAGAGCTCCCGTCCTTGAGTTCATCTCTCCTTTCGAAAGGTTTCAAAACCGTTTCAAAGTATGCATCGGATGATCAATTGCGCCCCGTGATGACAGCCGTGAATGTATCGTCGAATGATGGACGCGTAGCGTTTGCCGGGACTGACGGCCATGTACTGGCAATGTATGAAGAAGATGCCCCGGAAGTTTCATTTTTCAACCTGAACGTACCGGCACGATATGCAAAGATCATATCCGAAATGCTACCGGTTGATGATACCATGATACAGATGTCTTCTTCCGGCAATAGCGTAAAGGCCATGATTGGTGAGTATGCTGTAATTTACCGGCTGATTGAGGGTTCGTATGTGAATTACCGTCGAGTGATACCTTCCAATCCTGACATGACATTGAATATCGACTGCCAGGAACTCATATCTGCGATCAACCGTGTATCCGTGTTTTCCAGTAGTGCATCGTCCATGATATCACTCAATATCAAGGATAATATTTTAAAGATCACGGCAGAAGATATCGACTTTTCCCGTAAAGCTGATGAGGATCTGATGCTGAATTCCGTGCTTGGTAAATTGGTGATTGGTTTCAGGGCGCAATTCCTTACAGATGTATTGAAAACTATTTCAGTCGATTCAAAAACATGTGATATTCATTTTTCAGGGCCTACGACATCGGCAATATTCCGCCCGGAAGGATCAGAAAAAGTGACTATCATAATTGTGCCTATGATGGTAAATAATTAAACGATATGAGTGAATTAACACCTGATGATATTTGGTTCTGCGGGCGCATAGCGGATAATCATTTTAATTCCGGCTATCTCGTGACTACGAAGGCAGGACTGAAGGGCGTGACTTATCACAAAGACGCCCTTGTCGATGGGAAACGGCTCGTTTATGCATTAAAGGACGGTAAGGAAGTAAAATTACTCTGCCATCCTGATAGTTTAACATTAAATGGATTTATAGATTGAGATTATACTAAAAGCAAAATTACAACGAGAAATATCGAATATTCTCAAACATGGGAATATTAACAAACCGGAGAATTCAGGGGCAAAACAGGGGCTTGAAAAAGCCCTTGAAATCCTGAAATCAAACCAGAAAGATTTATCCGGAATAAAGGAACTTGACACTACTCAAGCATGCGCAATCGCCAAGTTTGCGGTGGATTTTAATAACATGCAGCATAGCGGAGAATTCTTTGTCGCTCTTGGGGAATACGTCGAGGGTAAGAAACCAAATGAGAAATTCTACAAAAAGTTATGGCAGATCATGGACGATTTTAATAAAAAACAACTATGAAAGCAACGGATCATTTTAAAGAAACAATAAAGGCGCATTTGGATAAAAGAGCTGCGGACGATTCTTTGTTCGCAGTGGTTTACGCCAAAGAAGGAAAGAATATTGACGATTGCGTCACCTATATTCTGAATGAAGTGCAAAAATCAGGCTGTGTCGGCTTCACTGATCCTGAAATCTTCGGCATGGCTGCACACTACTACGATGAAGATAAAATCGATATTGGCAAGGAAATAGATCCGGGCCGTATCGTGGTTAACCATGTGGTCGAACTGACCGAAGAGGAAAAAGAGGAAGCCCGGAAAAAAGCGATCAATGACTATCAGGCTGACATCCTACATGAAATGAGGAAAACAGCCAAGAAGGCAGCATAATATGGCACGACCACAAAAAACAGGATTAGATTACTTTCCTTTCAACGTTGATCTTTTCGATGATGAGAAAGTTATTCCAATTTCAAGCGAGTTTGGAGCAAAAGGGGAATGCGTTGTAGTAAGGGTGCTCTGCGCGATATACCGTAATGGTTATTTCGCAGAGTGTTCTGAAGCTTTCAAATTTAAGATTGCAAAGCAAGCAGGCGTTCCCCAATCCCTCGTTTCAGAGGTTATATCCGGGTTAGTCAAATGGGGTTTCTTTGATAGAACCGTGTTTGATTCGTTTGGTATCATAACCAGCAAGGGAATACAAAAGAGATGGAAAGAGGCAACGCGAAAACGAGTTGAGAAAAACGAGTTGGAATTTTGGCTAATTGATGACAAAAAAGAGGTTTCCGGCGGAAGAAACTCCCTAAATTCAGAGTTTCCGGCGGAAGAAACCCCTCTAAATCGGTCGGAAAGTACACAAAAGAAAAGAAAAGAAAGTAAAGTAAATAAAGATAGTAATTCTAACGAATTACTTTGTAAGGCTTCACAGCCTCACACTGAAAAAATCGATTACGATTCCCTTATTTCTTTTTTCAATTCTGAAACGAAAGGCGTGTTTGGCAATATTAAAACCCCTTTGTCGGATAAACGGAAGAGTATGATTTCGGCCCGGATAAAAGAACATGGAAAAAGACGATTCGCTGAAGTTATTTCAAAAGCCGCTATGAGCCCATTTTTGAAAGGGCAAAACAATAGGGGTTGGACGGCTACTTTGGACTGGATTATTAAACCGACAAATTTTGAAAAAATATTATCAGGAAACTATGACAACAGAAGTAAAGAAAATACAGCAGATAATGACGCCGAACTTGCAAGAAACGTCCTTGAAGGCATCGCCCGCGCAAATTTTGAAAAACAACGACGGCAATCGTGAGGTAAGCAAATATGATGACAGCCTCGCATCGCCTATGCTTATTTATCAATCGACAAACAGGCTAAAAGCGGCATTTCCAAAGATGAGCGATCAATTTTTCAATTTGCTTTCTGAGAGGATAATAGCGAATGATTTTACTGAGAATAGGCTTATTGATGCTATAAATCACGTGATTGATAATTTCGCATACAAGGAATTGAATATCTCCGATGTGATCCGTTTCGACAGGAAGGTGAAGTTATATACCTACCCGGAAGTTTCGGACCTGGTAACAGCCGGCAAGGCTTCCTTTTCCGACTTTGAAATCAGGGAGATTGACGGGAAAACATTCAGGGTTAAAAAGTCGGATTTAATATGACAATTGAAGCTGCAAAATATATAATCGCCCTGGATATTGCGATATCATGCATGTTGTCGATATTGAAAAAGACGGACGATCGCAGTATTGAGGACGGAGTAGATCAATTGAAAAAACTGAAACTGGATATCTATAATCGACAAAAACAACCCGGTGATGGCAGATGAAGTAAACAAATACATAGAAAAGCGCTACGAACGATGGCTGGACTATTCCCGATATCACTGTTCATGTGCCGGTATTGAAGATGAGGCTACCGACGTCCTGAATGAGGTACTCTGCAGCTTGCTTCAAAAGCCGGAAAAGCAGCTTCAATCGCTCTATGAGAGGAAATCCGGGCAATATACTGAACTTGATTATTATATCCTGCGAATGATCAAGTTGAACGCCACTTCTCCAACATCCCCGTACCAGCACAAATACAGGCCGCTGCCGGTTGATGCCAATGTGGATTATTCCCGCCTCGACATCGAAGATCTCCCTGATGAAGATTATGATCGCCCCGGAGATGTTCTCGAAAAAACGAACCAGGTGCGTGAAATACTATGCCGGTTGAATTTATCGGAAAAGGCACGTAAAGTATTTGAATGGCGCTTTTTCCTGAATGAGAAATTCCGGGATTGGCCGGGACCGGAAACGGAAAAAGAACTGTTCGATTTGTATTACAAGGCTGAAAAATTGATAAAAGAGAAATTAAATGGAAAAACGCTGTTTTGAAATGCCAATAAAACCAGAAAACAAGAAACGCTACCCGAAGAATTGGAAAGAGATGCAGGGTGTTACTGGGATTTTTAGCCTGAAACACCCTGATAGCAACATGTTAATCCTCATCGCACAATAACAAGGCTTCCAATTTAAAAGTCTCGGAAATCCTTTTTTTATTGTCAAACCATGAGCAAAGAGCTTTGATCTCATAAGTGTATTCACCAATATCCTCAATTGTCATTCTGGGGCCACCTGATTTTAAAACAACTACATCGCCTGCTTTTAATTCATTTTCCATACTACTAAAAATTAATTATTGAATATCTTTCAAAGGTAATAAAAAAATCAATAGCATTATATTTTATTCAAAAACACCATGCCAAATGATATTAAGCCCCGGAATATTCGCATTCTTCGGGAACTTCCTATATCCCAAATGACGGATGAAGAGATCGTGAAGGCTGCAATGGACCGGTTGAAATCGAAAGCCGCCGTGCTGGGGTATTTGGATGATAATAGGTGGGTGTTCAGCTGGCGTTACAAAAATGGGGCTTATCCGCTTATAAAATCGTTGATACAATATCTTGAGGGATGGTTCAATTGTAAATTCGTAAAGATTGGAGAGGAGGGATAATCACATGGCAAAACTCACCATCAAACAAGAAAACTTCTGTAATTATTACATCGAGACCGGCAACGCATCGGAGGCGTATCGCCGTGCTTATTCGTGTGATAAGATGAAGGATGAGACGGTGAATGTTCAGGCCTCGAAGATGCTCAATAACCCTAAGATTACCCTAAGGGTAAAACAATTGCAAGATGTCCTGCAAAGACGCTCCGACATAACCAAGGATGAAGCGATAAAAGAACTCTCCGCCATTGTCCGCTCCCGGGTAACGGACGTTTTGAGCGCAAAAGGGATGACCGTCCGGATAAAAAGCATTGAAGAACTCCCGGATGAGGTTGTGGCTTGTATATCATCCATCAAAAAAATCAAAGGAGGGATCGAGGTGAAGTTTTATGATAAGATAGCTGCCATTGACCGGTTGAGTAAGATGTTGGGATGGGATAAGGCTACGAAAATAGACATGCAGGGGTCCGTTCCTGTGAAAGAATGGCTAAGTAAATTCGGGGGTGATGAGGAATGATAAAGGTTCAACCGGTATATAATCCGCTATATGAGAATGAAGATAAGTTTATAATTCTTGTAACCGGGGGACGTGGTAGCGCTAAATCATTCAACGTTTCCACATTCCTTGAGCGGCTGTCTTTTGAAAAAGGCCACTTGATTTTATTCAGTCGCTATACAATGACGTCGGCTGAATTGTCTGTTATCCCCGAATTCAACGAGAAAATCGAACTGGATAATACCGAAGAGTATTTTTCTGTTACAAAAAACGAGATCGTAAACAATTACTCCGGCAGTGAAATTCTTTTTCGTGGTATAAAAACAAGTTCCGGGAAGCAAACAGCCAAACTAAAATCTATCCAGGGGCTCACTACTTTTGTTTGTGACGAAGGGGAAGAATGGACCGATGAAAAGGATTTCGATAAAATAGTCCTCTCCATCCGTAAAAAGGGCATACAGCTGCGGGTAATCATCGTGATGAACCCGCCTGATGTTAATCATTTCATATACCAGAAATACATCAAGAACACCCACAAAATCGTTGAAATAGATGGCGTGGATGTTCAGGTAAGCACCCATCCGAATGTTCTCCATATCCACACGACGTACTTTGATAATATTCCAAACCTGAATGATGTATTCCTCGAGGAGATAGAAGATATCCGGAATAAATCCATTGAAAAATGCAAGAAGCCTGACGGATCAATCGACAAGCATAAATTCAATAACTCAAAATACGCACATGTTGTTATTGGCCGATGGGCAGAAATAGCGGAAGGTGTCATCTTTACATCCTATGAAATTGTGTCTGAAATACCTGATTGGGTTAAAAAGCGTGGGTTGGGTATGGATTTCGGATACTCTAACGACCCTACGGCTATTGTCGATTGTGCACTTTATGATAATGATCTGTATCTCGATGAATTGTGCTACAAAACACGCATGGGTACGGCTGATATCATTAAAGTATTGAAGCTACACAAAGAAAAAGGTCGTGTTATCAGTGAAAGCGCCGATCCCCGTCTTGTAAATGAAATACGAAATTCCGGCATAAGGATAAAACCAGTTGAAAAATATTCCGGCTCAATCAAAGCGGGTATTGATAAGATGCTCGAATTGAATATCAAAATAACCAAACGGTCGTACAATATTTTGGAAGAGTTCCGCAACTATACGTGGGATAAAGACAAGAATGATAATTTCATTAACGAGCCGATCGATGATTATAACCATGCCATCGATGCAGTCCGTTACTGGGTGCTCGAAGAGGTATTAGGTAAAAACAAGCCGCCTCAAAAGAAAGTAGTCGATCGGCCGGTTATTGTGGCGTAATTTTACAAAATGTCATGATAAATCCTATTTTTGTGACAACCTTATTTATCCGCCCGGTGAACAAACCGCACTTTTATCACGAAAACATATTAAAATGTAAACGCATGCCGGTTTAATGAAAATACCCACCGGTTTATATTTTACCATAAAACACCATTATGGGTATTCAAAATAAAAACGGAGCCCTGTTCTTTGCCACCGGTATCGACAATTCCGGCCTGAAAAAGGATTCCGAAGAGGCGAAAAGGTATATTCAGGATATATCCGATTTTGCAAAAAATGCCGGTAAAACGCTTGGCGTTGCTTTCGGTGTCGGGGCGTTGAAACAATTCGGACAGGAGATTATCAATGTCCGGGGTGAAATGCAGATGCTGGAAACATCCTTCGAGGTATTGCTCGGGGGAAAAGGCGTGCCGGCATTCATGTCCGAGATAAAGCAGTTTGCCGTCGATAGCCCGCTTTCCCTTTCGGGCGTATCACAGGCGGCACAAACCCTGTTGGGTTTCAATGTTGAGGCTGAAAAGGTGATTCCTACCATCAAGCAGCTGGGTGATATCTCTATGGGTAACGAACAGCGCTTCCAATCCCTCGCACTTGCATTCGCTCAAATGTCATCGACCGGTAAGTTGATGGGCCAGGATCTACTGCAAATGATTAATGCCGGGTTCAATCCACTTTCTGTCATTTCTGAAAAAACCGGAAAATCCATTGCAGACCTCAAAAAAGAAATGGAGTCCGGAGCGATATCCTCTCAAATGGTAGCCGATGCCTTTGCATCCGCTACTGCCGAGGGTGGGAAGTTCTACGGAATGACACAAAAGCAGGCAGAGGGTATCAAAGGCTTGCAGGCGCAATTGGAGGGTGCGTGGCAGGATGTGTTCAACAACCTTGGTAAAAGCCAGGAAGATTTTATATATTCCGGTTACAAAGGCGCCATATCGCTTGTGGAGAATTATGAACAGGTCGGAAAAATATTGGCCGAGGTAGTGGTTGCCCTTGGAGTATATAAGGCCGCAATAATTTCGGTTGATTCGTACAAACAGTTTACTGCGTCCGTTAAATATACGGAAGAGGCAAAAAGCCTTGAGGCCCTATTGACGGTAGAGGAAAAGAAAAGGATATCAACCTTAAACCTTAAGTCAGGAACAGAGGAGCACGTAAAAGCTATACAGAGAGAGATCGAAATCAGGGGGCAAAACCTGAAAGCGCAAATAGCTGAAAGTGCCGCCGAATCAAACAGGCTTGCGCAAAAAAAGCTTGCCGGTAAAGAAGCAAAAATCGCCGCAAGTGAAAATGTGGCCGCAAAACAGGCTGAACTTGCAGCAATCATCGGTACCGCAGAGGCTGAGAAGACAGTAGCACTGCAAAAGAAGATGCTACTTGCATCTGAAAAACAAAGCCGTGCCGCATTGCTCGTGAATAAACTCGAAGAACAAAAGGCGGATGCTATAAGTCAGGCGCAAAGCCTAAAAGACGTAGGGGCAACAGAGGCGAAAATAGCGGCAAAGAACAGGGAAATTGCGTCTATTCATGCAAAAATAATTGCCGCCAAAGAGGAAGAAATACAGCAAGCCCGTAATGTAGTTGCATTGAGATCTGAAATTGCAGCCGTGAGCGGAAATGTATCATCAAAAAAAACAGAAGCGGCACAAAAGCGATTAAACACGGCCGTTTTGCAGGAAAATACGGTAGCCCAGAATTATAATTCAACAGTAAAGGAATTGGCGGCCGCCAAGGCAAAAACCATGACTGCCGCCCAGCAACTCGAAACCCTATCGACTAATGTAGATACCGCCTCCAAAAAAGCAAACATAACGTTCACAACGCTCCTCACGGCTGCCAAAACCAAGTTGGCGGCTGTAGCTGTAAAATTGAATGCCGTGTTGAGCGCCAACGCATTTTCTATTGCGCTTGCAGGTGCGGTTGCTTTGACGTATGGGCTATACAAACTTATCACATACCAAACTACTGCGGAAAAGCAGCAAAAGAAACTGAATGAGTCGCTCGAAACTGAAAAATTGCGGCTGGATGCATTGGTGGAGAGTTTAAAACGTGCAGAGCCGGGAACCGAAAGATACAATCAAATAAAGAAAGAAATCAACGATAATTACGGCTCTTATCTTGATAACCTAAATCTTGAAGTTGATGTATTAGGATATTCCAAGGATGCTTACTATCAGTTGACGGCGGCCATAGAAAGCAACACCCGAGCGAAACTCCGCAACCAATTCATCGATGAAAATAACCAAGAACTTGGGAAAAGCATAGGTAGCCGATACTCTTCCCTGCGTAAGCGATTAACCGGAGATCTTGGCGCTGAGCGTGGAAAGCAGGCATTTTCCGATATAAAGGCCCGTATCGAAGATGCAGCCTTGCAGGATGCCGGGGAAATCAACCGGTATATCAAAACCATCTTCGAAGAAAGTGGAAAGTCGAGTTCTTTTGCTATCTCAAAATATTATAACGATGTAAACAGTATTTTGAGTTCTAAATATCAACTGAAAGAAATTCTCGAAGAGGCGGATGATATCTTCGGAGATGCCGGAAGTGGGACTCAAAAAGCGGCCCAGGATATCAACCAGCAGGTCGAGGAAACAAAAACCAAAATAGCCGTTCTTAAAAAGGATCTGGCAGACCTACGTTCCGGCAAAACAGAGTCGACAGACTATAAAACAGATATCGAAGCAAAAGAGAAAGAGTTGAAAAGTGTAAAGGAAACGCTTGAACTCCTAACTGGTGAATCAGAAAAATTAGCCAACAAAGCGCAAAAGGACGCCCAGAAAATCGCCAACTCCACCCTCGAACTGAAACGTGCCTCCGTTGAGCGGGAATTAGCGGTCCGGCAGGCTGAATTGGATATCTCCCAGGCCCGCATCGATATGATGGAAGATGGGTTTGCAAAGCAGGAAAAGCAAATCGAACTCAACCATAATAAAGAACTGTTATCCATCCAGCGGCGTACTCAGGAATTAATCCAGGCGCAACAGGAGATCGAGCGAAAGGAATGGGAAAGAGCAGGGAGCAAGGGGGTATTCAAGCCTACAACCTTTTCGATAGGTCAATTGCCAACCGACCAACAGGGAGAACTGAATAACTGGTATGATACAGCATGGGCATCCTACCGTAGCAATCAGGCTAAAAACCAAAAGGCCCTACTCGACCAGTACCGGACCTATGAACAGCAGCGGGCCGACATAAATAAAAAATTCGATGCGGATGCAAAGGCTATAAAAGACCAGAACCTTGCTGATGAAAAAGAACGGTTGGCGGTACTTGAAAAGCTACGTAAAGAGTCCCTGAAATCAATCAATAATGCAGAGATCGCTGAAACGGAAAAGAGTTCACAATTATTTGTAAAACTATTTTCCGATGCTTCCCGGATGAGTACCGGCAGGATTAAAGAAGTTACTGCAGAGGCTAAGAAATTGGTCGATTACCTTTCCGGGGTTAACGCAACAGTGCCAGCCGGTTTTACAGAAGGCCAGCTTGAGGCAATGAAAGCCGATCCGGAAAAGATTAAAGCCATCTATGATGCACTCATTCAGAAACAGGATGAATTGGATGACCGGACCAACTATCCGTTTGCCGGCATCATCAAGGGTTTCAATAGCTGGAAAGAGGCTGCTGAAAATACGGAAAAAGCAAGCAAGGCCGCGAATGAAGAAACAAGGCGCTATTTGTTAGCCGAAGCGGATGCACAACGGGCAAAAGGTCTGGAATACATTAAAGACGGGGCAGTTGAGGCGGCCGACGGGTTATCATCCCTTGCTGATCTGATGCAAAAATTAGCTGAGGCTTCCGGCGATTCCCGTTTTTCCGAGTTCGCCAGCCAGATGGGAGCTTTGAGCGAGAACATATCAGCCGCTGCTAAGGGATTTCAGCAAGGTGGATGGATCGGCGCTATTATCGGCGGCGCCCAAAACATGATTGAGCAAACCATTGCTTCATTCGCCCAGGCAAAGGCAGAACAAAAAGAATTCGAGCAAAACCGTCTTGATTTCCTTAACGCATACAACCTGAAATTGCTCGAAGTTGATGATAAAGACTTTGATACGATATTCGGATCATCCGGATTGGAAAAAGCCCGTGAAGCGTCCAAGAATGCACAGGAAGCGCTTACTCAATATTATGAAATAATCCGTAAAACTACCAGTCCGGAGACACAAAAAGAATTCCGGAGCCTTGCAGCTGCCATATTCGGCGGTTTGCATTTCGGTAGCTGGATAGGTCTCACTAAAACGATGAGTAGTGAATCCAAGGCGCTGCTGGATGCTTACAAGAAAGGCTACACCGATATACAAGGGATGGCTATCAAAACAAAGGATTACAGCGGGTGGGCCAATTTTTGGGGCAAAAAAGACAAATACACTTCATTAAAGGATCTTGCAAAGGATCTCTGGGATGATAACGGTGAATTTAATGTGGAGGCGGCCCAGGCGTTCCTTGATACCAATACCCAGATAACGGACGAACAGCGTAAGCAGATACAGGCCATCATAGATATGAAAGGTCGATACGAAGATTTGATGGATGTCATCCGTGACGATCTTCGTGATACTTTCGGCGGGCTTGGCGATGGCTTGATGGATTCGATTGAAAATGCTATCCGTACCGGTGCGAATAAATGGGACCTATTCCGCAAATCGGGTGAAGAGGCGCTTGAAGCGCTCGGGCGAAAGATGTCATATGAATTGTTCTTCTCTAAAAAATTTGCAAAGCTTCAGGAAGACCTTGAAAAAACATACGAACTTGACAGTTCGGAGGCGGTCGCTAAACGGCAAATGGAGCTAATGGCTAACTTCTTTGACACGATCGGCACCGATATGGACAATGCCCAGAAGTGGATGGAGCAATGGCAGGCAGAGGCGGAAAAGCGGGGTTTTGAACTATGGAAAGATGAAGCCTCTACATCCGGCGTTACCGGTGAACTGAAAGCGCAAATGACCGAACAAACCGGCTCCCAATTAGTCGGGCTCTGGAATATGACGGCTATGGATATTCGGGGTATAAGGGAGTTCTTTGAAAAGAATCCTATGCCGGATATGGGCAAGGAATTGAACGCCCTTCTTAACGAATTACAGGCCATAAAGGACAATACCCGCGAAACAGCTGATAATACCGGTTATCTCGAAGAGGGGATAAAGAAGCTCGAAGAGAAATTGGATAAGATTGAAAAGAATACAAAGCCAAACACAAGTAGGATATGATCTATAAACTTGATAATACACCCCTATCCTCTTTCGGTGCAATCCCATCCCGGGGCAATCAGTTTTATGCGCTCGAGGGATTCATGAACTTACCGAGACGAATTGGCACAACTGAACACAATTGGGGAACATCTATTGAACCATTCGTTGATGCGGAAGATATTGAGTTGGACGGCCGGTCGCTTACACTCAGCGTCGCAATCAAGCGGATTAATATCGATGCGTTTAAGGCGGCAAGCGTTGTTTGTACGGAATTGTCATTCGATCATGATATGTTTCAGGTTATCCAGAAAGATGAAATAACCGTTCAGGAAGTTGGTGGTTACTGCAAAGTACTCGTTCCTTTCTGGCAGAATAATGTAGACTTAAAACCTGTCACAATTACTCCATCCGGAACAGGCGAATACCGGATTGATAATTTTAACCTGGTGAAAGATTTCGGCATACATGTCGGTCAAAGCAACAACTTACAAAATGCCGCAAAGCGTATTGATATTCAGACAACGGAATTCTATATACGGACAAATTACCGGGGGCTGAGGACTATCGATTTATCCTGTTCAATGGTCGGGGTCAACTTTACAGATATCTACTATAAAATGGCTCAATTCCATTCTCTTTTGATGTCTCCGGGGCTACGCACACTATCGATCAGGAACAACACCTTCTCCGTATATTTTAAAGACGGATTGACGGCGAATATTATAGCCGAAAACATCATTAAATTCACATTAAGGGCAACAGTGGTATGATAAAAGTATATAGAAAAATATCAGGGGTTGAAACGGAAATTTGTGAAGTTTCTGCAAAACAATCGGTGCACAAAACAGCGATCAGGGGGGTAAATGAAATTCAAATCTCCGTTACGGTTGATGAAATGCTGCCTATCCAGGAAGGTGATTATGTCAAATTGGGCGGAGTAAATTATACCCTAAACCGTGACGTTGAATATACAATCGAGTCGGATGTAAAATACAGCTATGATCTTGTTTTTGAACATCCATTCTATGTGCTTTTGAATAAATTGTACTGTAACCGGATTACAGGGGACACGACATTCACGCTTACCGGAAAATTGCGTGATTTTGTTGAATTGCTCATTTGGTGTATCAATATAACACCCGGTAATCCTGATGGTGTTGATACCGGTTGGGCAATAGGCGAAATAATCGATACCGATTACAAAAACCTCACTTTTTCAGACCTCAACGGAAAGGAAGTACTCGACAAACTGGCCGATGAATTTCAGGCTGAATATTATTTCAATAACAAGCAAATCAACTTCGTTGAACGGATCGAGCGGATTACTGACCACTCATTCCAGCAAGGAGCCGGCAAGGGCTTGTATGCCCTCGAACAGCAAAACGTCGATAAAGAGGATACCGTAACGAGGTTAATTGTCCGGGGCGGAAACCAGAACGTACCTAATGAATATGCCGACAATGAAGGATATCTAAAACTGCCTGAAAACTACCTTGAAGATTTTTCCGAACATTCTAAAGTCGTTGAAAAGAAAAAGAGGTTTGAGGAAGAGTTCCCTAAATTCGTCGGTACCGTTGCAACTGTCTCCGGCGACAATAACAAGATCCTGACTTGTCCGCAAATTGATTTTGATGTGGCAGCTGTCGCTGTAGGTGACAATGCAAGGATCAATTTCCTCACTGGCGACCTTTTGGGAGTGCCGTTCAAATTCCAATGGCAAAACTCAAATAAACAAATAACACTTATCGAGCAGGAAGATGAAACGGCGTTGGCAGGTGCAGACGGAACAAAACCGACAATCCCGAATTCGAGTAAGAAGGCAAAAGTTGGTGATGAATTCAACTTCACCGGCGTACTCATGCCTGAATCGTATGTAACGGCTTCCATTACCCGTTTGCGTAATAAGGGGAACAAGTATCTGAATTTGTTCTCAAAGAAGCGGGTTAAATTCTCCCTTGATATTGATTACCGATACATGAGGAATAAGCCGGAATTAATCATCGGCGACCTGGTTGTTATTTCTATTCCGCAAAGGAATTTCTATCAGGTTATCCGTATTACGGAGCTTGAAAAAAACCTGCATACCGGAGCAATATCCGCAACCGTCTCAAACTATCTGGAAGAGAACTGGGAGAAGTATGTCGAAAGTAAGGTCAACGACGTAAGGAATGAAATACTCGCAAAGCAGGTGAATGTTAGGAATACGCTTGAAACAATATTCCGGGATGGGATCGTAACAGAGTCTGAGTTGGCTATTATACAATCCGTACTCGATAGGCTATACATCGAGCGCGGGCAAATGAATGCCCAATACCTTGTTATTCGTGGTAATATCAATCTCATAAATAAGACGCCTCTCACAAATGCCTGGAGCGCTTATCAAACCGCATATACAAGCGTTACGGACGCAATCAGTTCTGCGATCGCTGACGGTAAAATCACCGAGGCTGAAAAAAATGATATCGACAGCAAATTAGCTGCTTATGCAACACAATTAAATGCTTTTTCGTCAGCGTTAGAACAGGCAAGGCAAGATATTGAAGATTATAAAAATCAAGCTATACTTGATGTCGCCCAAGATAATATTGATCACCTTCAACAGCAGATCGACGGTGAAGTATCGAACTGGTTTGATGCCTATTCGCCAACTTTAAGCAATTATCCCGCCTCGGACTGGACAACTGATACGGAAAAAGACAGGCATATTGGCGATACCTTCACCAACACACAGCCATCCCCCGCAGCGGATGCCGGAAAAAGTTGGCGTTTCGTAAAGAATGGATCTGTTTACAGTTGGACACAGATCGCCGACAGCGATGCCGTAAAAGCATTACAACAGGCAGCTCAGGCACAAGCTACAGCGGACGGGAAAAGCACTACCTTCCTTGTCCAGCCGTCTAATTACCATCTGGGTGACACGTGGGTATTGAATGCAGATAGAACCGTTAACGGTACCGCCTACAAGCAAGGGGAGATACTAACAGCAACACAGGATAGCACAACTTTCGTCGAGGCTCACTGGATTAAAAGGGTGAGGTATACGGATCAGGATGCGATTGATAAGACGGTGGATAATCTTCAGATCGGAGGTAGGAATTACCTGTTAAATTCCGCCAACTGGAACAATATTTTACCCAACCATTCCACGAATTGGCCGATAGCAAAGGGAGTTGAAGATGGTGTGAACTGGGTTTATGGACGGGATGCCACCGATAACCAGCATTTTATAAGCACCTACGGGCCACTGTTCAGCTCATTGGCCAATTTCAGCGTCTTATTAACCGGACAGATAACGACAAGCGTCGAGGTGATGAGTGCCGTGGCAATGGAGGTGGCGCTGGGAAGCGGAACATACCGCACCTTGACACCGAACGTATGGACGAGAATATCGAGAACCGAAAACAACCCGTCACGAATGCCCACGCTCGTGACGAAAAAGAGTGCGGATATTGCGATTGGCACAAAATTATACTATCGGAACTGGAAGGTGGAGCTTGGTGGTAAAGCCATGGACTGGTCTCCCGCACCCGAGGACGTTCAAGCTGCTATAGATGAAGCAGTAGTAAAGGCAACATACTGGTCTGTAAAAGCGAGCGCACCTGTCATTTACAAAGATGCCATCAACGCAGCAACAAGCGGAACACATACACCAGTAACCGTAAGTGGAGAGCTAAGAAGCGGAACAACAACCACTTCAGGAGGATTCATTACCGTTACGCCCAACGGTGGTGCGGAAGCAGGAACAGCTTCGGCAAGCCCTGTAACAATTGCTCCGGCAAATGGAGACGGAAAAACGAGTTACACGGTAAGGCTTTACGATACAGCAGCGAAAACAACGCTACTCGATACAATGACAATTCCCGTTGTGTTTAAAGGGGCATCTGGAGTTAATGCTATCAATGTAGTGTTGAGCAACGAGGCAGACGTTTTGCCTGCTTCACCAGAAGGAGTTGTAAGTGACTATTCAGGTTCAGGAACAATTATAAGAGTTTTCGAGGGTGCAACAGAACTGGATTATGACGGTATAGGAACGGCAAACGGGAAGTTCAACGTTACAGCTTCGGCAACAGGAATAACAGCAGGAGCAAAAAGCGAAAGCGGTCTGACATGCGTTTTTGCGAACGCCTCAAATATGACAGCCGACAATGCAACGATAACATTTACAATCATAGGAAAAACTTCGGCAGGAGCTTCATTTAGCTTAATTAAAACCCAAACTTTTGCAAAGTCGAGAACAGGACAAAAAGGCGACGCTGGCGTTTCGATAACTGGTGTTGATGTTGAATTTGCAAAGAACACAAGTCCAACAACAGCACCAACGACAGGGTGGACTACAACCGCACCGACATTATTAGAAGGTGAACAGCTTTGGACTCGTACCAAAACAGCCTATTCGAGCGGTAATCCTACTTATTCAACTCCTGCAAACATCACCCCTAAGAAAGGTGACACTGGAGCGGTAGGACAAGGGGTTGATAGCGTGACGGAGGAGTACGCTATCTCTACATCTAAAACTACACAACCTACAACAGGTTGGAGCACAACTCAACCTACATGGTCAAGTGGGATGTATATTTGGTCAAGGGTGAAGGTGGTTTATAAAAACCCCGCTTCTACTATTTACACAGGCTATGCAGTGAGCAGTGAGTGGGAAGCGGTGAATGCTTTGGAGATTGGGGGGAGGAATTTGTTATTAAACTCAAACTTTAAGACAGGTTCATATAATGGGTGGATAAGTGTTTATGGTACTCACCAGATTACCCAAGATGGGTATATAAAAACTTATACTTCGGTATCAGCAGCTGCGAGAATAGAGAAAGCTTTTACATTAAGTAAAATAGGTACATTTACGTTTAGTGTTAAAGTAAAAACCAACGTAGCTATAAGTTGGTATAATTGGGACGGTTTATCAATTCAAGATATAAAAGTAAAGCTTATTGAAGATGATTTTGAAATTCATTCAATAACTTTTACAAATACTGATGCTGGAAGTAAGATTATTAGGGGCTATCAACCTAATGCACCAATCGGAACAACCACTTTAATTGAATGGGAGAAACTCGAAAAAGGCAACAAAGCTACCGACTATTCACCAGCTCCCGAAGACGTCCAAGCCGAAATTGACACCGAAAAGACCCGTATTAACGACATCCTTTCGGACAACGTTGCAGACCCGTCAGAGAAACAGTATCTGAGCAATCTCTGGCAGGAGATCTATGCCGAATACCCACGCATCTGGGCTCAGGCAAACACCTACGCAGTCGATAAATCGAATTACGAAGCGAAATACACGGCACTTAACAATCTGCTTTCTCCCGTGCTCGCAAATTTAACCGTAAACTCAACTGTTTCAGGCGCATCTATCAGAACAGCCTTTTCAGAGTATTACGACGCAAAAACGTTTCTGCTTAACAACATCACGAACAAGGTAAATACAACCGCTGCCGATGCCCTCGAAAAAGCGAATACATCCAAAGCCATCACCGATAAATTCGGCACGACGGTGGACGGGGGGTTGATCTCGACCGTGATGATGGTTCTAAGGGAACTCAACTCTTCTTACGAAACGGCGGGAATATCAGGCATTCAGGGAGTATTACGTAATAACCCGGCATATTGGTCTGGCGGGACGTATGCACAAGCACTTGCCCTTATCCAATTCCTTTCCAAGATGTCGGCAGGAACGACACCGGGAGCAAACGAATATGCCAATCTCGCAAAGATCACGATGCTCCATAACGGAGCGGCAAAAGTGGGTGATTTCATTATCGAGGAAAGCGGCAGGATCGTGATGGTTGACCCTTCAACTGGAAAACCACGCCTTATCTTCGGGGTATTCAATATACCCACCGTTGCGAACTTGTTGAGTGAAACGCAACTCGGGCAGTCAGTGAATACCGGATCCGGGGCAGTCAATATGACAACACCACAGGTGACGCTATCCGGTTCCGTTACCGTCAGCCAGGATAATAGCACATTGACGTTCGGAGGCACATTGATGACTATTACTGTGTTCAGAGGCCCGGGGTTGGCAAGTGCGAATGTTGCGCTAAAAGTGTACCGAAACGGCATCCTCTATGCGAATATTGCCGGTGTTTCTGTATCTGTAAGTTCCGGTGAAAGTGGCTACAATGAGGTCAATACTGGCGTCAAGGTATTAACGGGAGTCCCGACCGGGACGTACACGCTGAGGGCGGAATTGACATGGACCGGTGACCCTATATCAATAGATGGCGGTGTTCCTACTTCCACCCTTGCCTGGTCATTCTCCAAAAACGTCGAGTACTTCCAGTTCGGGTTGGACGGCATGATGTCTTGGTGGCAGGACTTCCATGTCCACATGTCGAGAAACGGGGGTTTTGACGGAAGGGCTGCGGCCGATAAATGGAACACGCCGGGGGTGCTGGCAGCGGGGAGTTCAACGTCGGGGGGAGTTCAGAGTAATGTTTGGGGTGCGAAATCGAACGCCGGAGGGATTACAATTATCTCTGGAGGGTTTAGAGTTCCATTATCGAATATGAGCCATAACAAATACGTTGTTCAAATAACCCCGCATACAAACACTACTTTTAGGGTCGGAACAAAAACAAACGCAAATTTTGAAATATTTGGTACAGGAGGGTTTGACTATGTTGTTATAGGCAACAATTATAATACATAAAAAAGCCGGACGTTTGCCCGGCTTAAAAGAGTTCTTTGAAATATTCTATTCTGAAATCGGAAGGAAGGTAAACGCTTCGTTGAATAATCTATACACTTCCGTATAATTTTCGTCGTTGTAGGCAGCTTCTATAAGCAATCTGGCTGAATTGATAACGTCATCAGGAACGTAAGCGATTGTATCTCCGTCGATATTCGTAATGACCACATTTTTAGAGTGTGTAAAATCACGAATATATTTACCTTGTGCATTAATAACATCGATCCCGAGCATCAGCAAGGCTGGCGTATCGAAGTCTTTCATTGTTTCCTCGTTGAACATGCGTGCACCACTTCTCATTTCCCCCACATCTTGATCGTCGAAGTATCGTGTTTGAAGTTTTAAAGAAACAGCTTGTTGTACAACTTCCAGCCCGTTCAATCCGGGAACGGTCGCTTTCAGTTGTACACCCTTTGCGGGTTTGATAAGGATCATTGCATTCGGGTCAAGTTTCCCCTTATCGGTAACAGGATCTTTCTCGCAGCTCGTGAGTAGTGCAAGCGCAAAAAGTAAGAATAGAATTTTTTTCATAAGGCATATAATTTTAACTAATACAAAAATATATAATAAAATGATAAGAATGAACTTGTCAATCTAAAATATAAAAAAATACCGCTTTGAGGGTATTAATGAAAAACACACCTCCTTTATATTTTATCGTAAACGGCACAATATGACCATCGATGAAATATTAGCATTAGAGGACTTTAAAAAGGCGGTTGATATACTTACAACCGACAGCAATAAAGATCGGAACCGGCAGGAGTATGTTGACGAATATAAAGGCAAACGTGACCGGCGGGAAAAGGGGGTTGACAAGCGTGAAGATAAATTCGTCGATGTATATTCTGAGACGATAGTCGACAAAAACGGCGATCCCGTGAAGGTCGGCCAGAAGTTGATTCCTGTCGCCCGGGTCAAAACCAATATCCCGAAACGTATCGTCCGTATCGCTGCAGCATTCCTCTTTGGTGGGAATATGAACGTGACCTTTGCCGATGAGAACGATGCAGCTTCATATTTCGAAGAGGTTTTTGCGGAAAGCCTTAAAATGAAATCCGTGCTGAACAAGTTTACCCGGACTGTAATGAGTGAAACGAAATCCGCCCTTGTGTTTTATCCCCGTCCATCGGAAGTTGACGGTGAAAAGAAAATCGTTATCAAGGTGAAGATCCTTTCGCTCAAAAACGGTGATTTCTGGCCCCATTTCGATGATTACGACGATATGGATGCATTCATCCGGAAATACCGTACGGTTCACACAGACGGTCAGGAAAGGGACTTCCTGTGGATTCAGACAGCCGCAAAGGAAATGACATACGTGGATGTGTCCGGGGAATGGGTTGAAGTGAAGAATATCCCCAACCTTGCAAAGAAGATCACGGTCGTGTATGCCGAACAGGACGATCCGGAATGGGATGATGGCGCTGTATCGATGGACTATTACGAGAACCGGTTATCTCGTATGGTGGACACGAACGATTACTTTGGTGATCCTATCTTGAAAAATTACGGTGAAAGTGCTCTACCCTCGAAGAACACGGTAGGCAAACAGTTGTCATACCCGATCAAGGTAGATGGCGAGGGGAGGGAGTATCATGGAGATGCCGAGTACCTGGTTTGGGATCAATCAATAGACAGCATCAAATTAGAACTTGAAACACTTCGAAATGAAATCTATTCCGGTACCTCAACACCTGATCTCTCATTCGAGAACATGAAAAGCATTGGAGCTCTTTCAGGGTCGGCTATAGAGTTAATGTTCGTCGAAACATTCATTAAGGCAGCCGAAAAGATGGAGATATTCGGCCCTGTCGTGCAGCGTTGTATTTCTATTGTTAAGGCCCTTATGTCGAATGTTACGGAAACAAAGCACAAAGAGGGCTTGAAGAAGGCGAAACCGAAAGTAACATTTGACAGCATATTGCCGGATGATTTGAAAGAAAAAATTGAAATGCTTGTGAGCGCCAATGGAGGTAAACCGATCAACAGCCAGGAAACAATCGTATCAAATTCTCCATTCACAAGGAATCTTCCGGAGGAATTATCACGGTTGAAAAAAGAAGCCGATGAGGAAAGCGCCAGAATGCCACTAACGGGACTTTCTATATAAGCCATGCCTACCCTATTGTCATTTCACGATCAGCAGCATATCACCCGCATGTTCGTACAGGAACAGCGGGTAAATATGATATTTAACCAATTCGTTTCCGCTATTGCCCCTGAAATGCGTAAGTGGAAAGATGCCGGCAACAAAAACAGCGTGTGGGTGCGTAATCCGGGCGTTGAAAAAGCAATAGACCGGTACCTCATCCAACTTCAATCCAACCTCGAAAATGAAATCAAATCCGGACAAACGAAAGCGTGGGAGGAGGCTGTCATCAAAAATGACAAGATGGTCGAAGGTTATATCAAAGGGATGTCGCTTTCATCCATCGTCAAAGAGGGAATGTTCAAACGTAACCTCGACGCCCTCGAACTACTTCAAAACCGTACGGAAAACGGGTTAAATCTCTCTCAAAGGGTGTGGAACATCACCAGCCAGACGAAAGGGAATATTGAACTATTCCTTGAAAGCGGCATTGGTTCCGGCCGGAGCGCTGATGCAATAAGCCGGGATTTCCGCCAATTACTGAATAATCCGGATAAACGTTTCCGGCGTGTCAGGGATAAAGACGGAAAACTCGTTCCATCCCAACCGATGAAAGATTACCATCCGGGCCGGGGTGTATATAAAAGCGCGAAAATGAACGCCATCCGTGTATCAGCTACTGAAACCAATATGGGTTACCGGATGAGTGACTGTGAACGATGGAAGCAGCTTGATTTTGTGCTGGGATTTGAAGTGAAGCGCTCCCGCAACGGGCATCCGTGCGCGATATGCGATGCAATGACAGGGAAATATCCAAAGGACTTTGTGTTTTCAGCCTTTCATCCATTTTGCATATGTATAGCCGTGCCGATTGTAATGGATCATGATGATTTCGCCGATTATCTACTGTTTGATACTGTGCCGGTTGATAAGTATATTCAGGATATACCATCCAGCGCAAGAAAATTCATAACGGATCAACCTGGATATGTTGGCAATTCTTATTTCGGCAAACTGAACCAGTCCTTTTTCAATGGGGCAAGAAAGGGAATTAATCCGAATAAATCTGAATTACCCAAATCGGATATATGGGAGAAAAATACGATACCGGCAGCTTACACAGAATTAACAGAAAAAATAGTCAAAGTAGAAGACGAAATACGGAAAAATGCGGATTTTGAAACAGCTGTCGTTTTTGACAAAGACGGGAAGATTATAATCGACAAACGAGGGCAGGCTACCAGTGTGAGTTTTACGGAAGGTGAGGCGAAGATGATGAAAGATTGCATATTGACACACAATCATCCAAGGGGATGGGCTGCAAAAGAGGGCACAATGGGGGGGATCGGACATTCTTTCAGTCCTCAAGACATATACCTCGCCATAGGTCAGGATGTGGCTGAAATACGTGCAGTGACACCCACATATACTTTCTCTTTAAAAAGGCCAAAAGGTGGATGGAATGTAGGGATGGTCGCATTGAACTACTCTGCAGCACATATGAGGGTTCAAACTAAAATGCAAAATATAATTGATAAGGCAAAAACAGAGGCGGTTAAGAAACAGCGGATACAGAGGGCCGAAATATTGCATCATCACCTCGTTATGAAAGACTTTGCAAAAAAATACGGATTAGGATATTCAAAAATTAAATCTTCGAAATAAATACGGTGTTTCCTTTTTGTTCAGGATCTATCTTTGTATGCTCAGCATCCCCTGACAAATATTTAACAGGGATTCCATTAGGAAAAGCCTTGCACGCCATCCCTACCATGTCGAAATGTTGACATTGGGCACATTTAGAGCCGTACGAAAAATATTCGTGCCGGTCATCTATCAGATACATCCGCTCTTTAAAATAGGGTTCATCTGAAACATATAATCCTCCGTCCATGATATCCCCTATGTATTCCATGTCGGATGTATCCATATTCTCAATGCCTGGATACACGGTGATAAGTGTTTTATTTTCCCTTACACACTTTTCAATGAGATCACAGGCCTTTTCCATGTCCATCAACGCGTACGGCAATAAAGCCACAACGCTCCGGTAATTTTCATCCGGATGTTCGTGGGTAAAATAGTAAAAAAGATCTTCACCTCTTAATTTTTGAATATCTTGCCTTTTCATTTTCTTTTAAAATATAAGCAAAAGTAAAACTATTCTTCAAGTATTTAAAATTTTCAATATACAGGAAGGCAGGCGAGATCACCAGCCTTCCTGTTAATACAAATCATTTATCCTCTTCAAACCTGAGTGTTAACTTCACGCCATCATGGATGATAATTATCCGTGCGGACATATCTGTTTGATTGGTATGGCAAAGTACCTTTTGTCCGTCACTAACCCAATTGTCAAGAAGGCGATTCAGTGAATTTTTTAGTTTCGATTTTGAAACTTTCCTGGCAAACGGTATACATGACTTCACCGTCATTGTTATCATAAATATTACCGAAGGTGATTTCTTTCGTGACAAATGGGTAATCTTTTTCGCTTTTCATAACTTGCCTCCTTTCCTCAAAGAATGAAGGAATGCACGCCCTTTTTCAGTCCACGTGGTAATTGTGTTTGTGCAATCATCCCCATTGCTGTTTTTGTAATGATGGGTCCGGGTTTTCGTGTAATCTCTTCCTGCATACTTTGCGGTAAGGTAATAACGCCCGCTTTGGCGAAACATAATACCCCTGGTTACGAGTAGGCTTACGAATACGTTCGTACTGCGGAAATTCAACTCTTTTGCCATCGCCGTCATGGTATAATCATTCACACTCTGTAGAACATTGTCCGTATATTCCGCTTTTGGAGCAAGTTCTTTGATTTTCTCCTGTTGCAGCTGCGTCTGCCCTTCCAGTATTTGTACGCGCTGTTTGTGGGCATCCAATCGGCGTTGAAGGATAAGCATGGCATTGGCGATTGTTTCATCGTCATTATTAACAGTAGCAACACCGGTAGTCAGTAGTTCCTTTATCTGGTCGTTGGTCCAGATAGCGAATGCCGGGGAGAGCCAGCGGGCAAATTCAAGGGCAACGTCTTGATGGAACCATGTGCCTTGCATGCGAAAATTACCTCCTTTGATAACTCTCACTAAATCAGCCGAAGTGATTTTTCTCACTTCGCTAAGTGCTTCAATGTAATCTTTGGCTGATTGAGTGTTAAGCCAGTCTATCGGACGTTTGCCAAATGTTTTTGCCATTTGCGTGGCATTTACCATCACTCTATTACCCCTGAAAAAGGTGATGTTAGTCCCTTCATAGGTTAAAACGATACTCGTTTCGTGAGCTGACGTACTGGATTGCATCATATCGACTGCGACATCCAATAAATCGGTTTTGTTTAGCATAAACAATTTAAAATAAAGAGGTAGCGCCTGTCCCGCTGCTAAACAAAACCATTGGGTTTTAATTTTCGGGCGCATTAACGCTCCGAACGGGGGTGCACTACCAGTTATAAGTTTTTTTAATAACTATTTAAAACATACAAGCATAAAAAAAGCCCTTACTTCACAGCGGGCGGCTTGCACCCAATAATTTTGTTTAGCATTGCAAATATGGAGATAATTTTTTAATCCACAAAAGGAAAATGATTATTTTTGCAAAAATTCATACAGCTATGGGTATTTACGTTGTAGTAGTTTTTGTCTCGCTTATTGTAATAGTCTATGCTTTATCGCTTCAATCTAAGCGTAGGAGTAAACCTCAACATGATAAATTTATTGATGAAGACACGAAAAAATTAATAAGGGAAACAAAAAAACTGGTTGAGAAAGATTCCATTTTTCTTACTCTTGACCAAATAAATGAATACAGGGATGTTATTGATGAAGATTTAATGAGATTCTATATTGATCAACACTCTTTGGATAAAGATAAGCTTTTACCTGTCGATGTTGATCTGCTTGAAATCTGGAAAGAAGAGAAGGAAGACCATGGCTTATCAGGTAATTGATGGTGTATGTAACGATCACAGTTTATTCTGTAAAGCATTTATTTCAGCTATCCACTCATTGGTATTTTCGGTTTGCTTTAAAGAGTTTATGCATTCGGACAATAATATCAGCGTTTTTTCTTTATGGCTCTCTTTCGCTTTATCTGTTTTTAGCGTTGCAATCTTTGATTTATGCGTTTTGAAAGTATTTTCCGCTATTCTGTGTATGTGATAATTGGCATGTTCTTTCAGTTCATCCGCAAAGTTGCCTTTTGATTCAAAATAAAGTGGAACGCCATTGGATATTTGTTCTCTGATCCAAAAATAATGTTCGAGCGCAATGTCATAGCGGCCAATCAATGTTTCAAGACTTTTAGTTGTTTGGATTAAATTCACACTATCCTCCAATATTCTTTTATGGGATGGAAATTCATATTTGGCGATAGCCTCTTTTGTTTTTCTGTCATAGGTGCTTTTTACATTATTACCCGAAATTCTGTTGATTGATTGGCGATCCGGCACTTTTTCATCCAATAAATAATCCGCAAACTCTTCATGACTTAATTTAGTTAACTCTTCCGGCGTTAATTTTTGGGGTTTGCTGGTATAAGTATCTCCATTATTTCTTGATTTTTTGAACATTGAGTTTATTAGAAACACAAACAGAAAGAATAATATCACGAAAAATACCCACATGGTGATTTGTTTTAAAATAGTTATTCCGCAAAGATAATTATTCCCGTCCGAAAAACACAATCCCTTTATATTTTAAAGGAAAAAGTTTATGACGATCTTAGAATTAATCACTGCTCAATGTGGCGTTCAGGGGGTTGACAAGAAATATGCCGCACGTATCGAGAAGATCTTCGGTATCACGGAAGAAAAAGACGGCAATATCATCGCCGCCGTGAAAAACTTCAAGGAAAATGTTCTGCCATCCATTCAGGAGGCCGAAAATTCTGGCAAAAAGTCCGTTGAGGAATATGAGAAAAAACACGGCCTGAAAGATGGAAAGCCTGTAGAAACAAAAAAAGATGATGAGCCGGGTAAGGTCGAAATACCTGATAATCTCGATCCGTCTGTAAAAGCGATGATTGAAGCGCAAAACAAATCTATCGAGACCCTCACAGGGCTTGTTTCAGGCATGGTAAAATCTCAAAAGAATGTGTCGGTGCTCGAAACCGTGAAGTCGAAACTGAAAGGTAAAATCGATGATAAGTTCATCGAAAAGGTAGCTGCAAAGGTGAATCTCGACGCTGAAGATATCGATGCCGAGATAGAAGCACAAGTCTCTGAGTTCAACGAGTTGAGGCAATCCATCATCGACGAGCATGTGGGTGAAAACTACATACCGAGCGGGGGCAAGTCTGCTGGTGATCGATCCGTTGAGGACTGGAAAAAACTTATGGACACCAGCGATACAGCCGATACCGGAGTTGTGGACCTGGGTTTAGGAAAGTAACCATTAATATTTTATAGTATGTTCAGGAAAAAAGAAAAAGAATTTCAATATCCTCCCGTGATTGTAAAGATCATCGAGGATGTGGTTGGCGGTGGTACCATTGCCCGCGCCGACCTGAAAGGGGTGATCGATGAATTGCCTCCCGGCGTCGTGGTCGGAAAAGATGCGAACGGGCTGTATCACCCCGTGAAAACTGCAAAGGTGGTTGTGGTCGCTGCTGCTGCCGCTACTATATACAAGGTCGCAAAGAAAACCATCTTTAAAGTTGGTGAAATCGTGGCTTTGGGTGGATCTCTCGAAGGTGCCGCCGTAGCTATTACCGCCATTGACCGGTCGGATGAAGATTTCGACGCGATTACGGTTTCGGCCACTTTGGGGGCCGCTGCTGTTGGGGATGTATTGGTGTTGGCGAAAGAAGCCGCCGATGCCGGTGATGCGGAATTCAAGTACGAACCTCAATTCGTGACGATGAACAAGGTTGATACGACCGTTGCAAACCAGCAGTCCGGACTTTTGAGGATTGGTACCGTGAATGAGGCTGTAATGCCGTATCCGGTTGACGATGCGATCAAAGCGAAACTGAGAGGCGGTATATCGCTGATCACCTTCGCATAATTGTGTAACCCATTAAAAAGCATATAAATGGAAAGAAGTTTAATCAAACAAGTGAACCGGAAAAATATGGAAGCACGCCTGAACACCAGGCACGTGAAACCCGTGTATTTCCCTAATTTTTTCGGTATCAAAGCCAAAACATCCCTGAAATGGGAAACCCTTACGGGTGAAAAAGGGGCGCCGGTTATTGCCGACGTGATCAGCTATGACGCTTCCGCGCCTATCAAAAAGCGTGAAGTGATCGGCAAAATGTCCGGGGACATCCCGAAAACAGCTCTCAAGCGCGGGATGAACGAGAGTGACTGGAACGAATACCAGCAATTGAGCCGCGACGTTGCCGGTGACGCTGACCTGCAGGCGTTGCTCGACTTAGCCTTCAAAGATCAGGATTTCGTGTATAACGGTGTTCGTGGACGTTTTGAATGGTGGTGCATGCAACTTATGTCGAATGCCGGTTTCGTCCTCAACTCGACGAATAACAACGGCGTGGTAACCGAGGAGTTCGTCGGTTGCGGAATGCCGAACGCGAACAAAAGGGTAGCGTCCGTCAACTGGGCTACGACTGCTACCGCTGATGGGCTGCAAGATATCGAAGATACCGTAGTGGCCGCTGCCGCCGATGGCGTATCAATCAAGTACGTTATCATGCGGTCGGACACTTTTTCTCTTTTGAAAAAGCAAAAATCGACCGTTGACAAGCTGAAAGGCTGGGTGAACAACACCAACAAGCTGACCGTGACAAAACAGGTGATCAATGATTACTTGTCTGCTCAGGAAAACCCTGTTCAGATTGTTATTGTGAATCCCGCTGTTCGTATTGAGGACAAAGCTCACAACCGCACCACTGTGAATCCCTGGGAGGCTAACCGTGTTACCTTCCTGGAAGACCTGAAGGTTGGTGATATCCAGCATGGCCCCATTGCGGCTGAAAACAATGAAGCGTACAAGAAGCTGGCCATTACCGTGAAGAAAGACTTCGTCTTTATCTCAAAGTGGTCGGAACTGGAACCGTTCAAGGAGTGGACCAAGGCGGAAGCCAATGCCATCCCTGTGGTGAACGATCCGGATGCGATGTATATTCTTAAAACCGACGCGACCGCATGGCCGGAAGGTAATACGGAAGCAACCGACGAAGAATAAAATATGACCGTTCAAGAAACGATATTGTCTTTTCCCGGCCTGGCTGATTTTCCGGAAGCTTATCTCTCTCTCTTGTTGGCCGGTCGCTCCCTTAACGGGGCGGCCGAGCTCAACACGGTTGATGCAAAAACGGTAAACCTCACAATCGCCGATGCACTTTCGGCAGCCGTAAATTTGCCGGACTTCACGGAAAACAAACTCTCTATATCCTATCCCCGCAGCTATTTCGAGAAAACAGCGGCCCGGTTGTACAAAGAGAACGGAGAGCCGGAAAAGGCAAATACGATCACTAACAGAATATCCGTTCCGCGTGGCAAAGCAAGCGATATATGGTAAAACGATTCCGACATAAGGCACTTGTAACCGTCGAAATTGCAGGGCATGTGGAAAACGGCGAATGGGTTGAAGGGAGTACGGATACGGTCGAGATCATCGGCCGATTTGATCCTGTCGATACCAGCGACGTAATCCGGGTGAATGCAGCCGGTAATGAGGTCATTGTTCGTGGTGAATTCTACACTCCTATCAAGAAAATGGAAGGCGCCACGATCTTGGAAGTGCCGGAATTGGGCATAAAGCGTAATATCATTTGTTGGTTTCCCTGGCAATCGCATAACGTTATTTCAGTATGAGCAAGAAAGCCGGCATAACCCCATTATTTACCAAGTCTGATTTGAACCGTTGGATGAAGATCTTCGAGGACCGTGTACATGCAAAAACGTATACCCTGTTACAGGCGGCCGGTGAAATGTTTGTCAAATACGCACGTGAAAGCGGGAAGTATATCGACCATACCGGCAATTTGCGATCGTCAATTGGCTACGTGATAGTAGAGAATGGAAGTATCGAAGGCGATAATTTCAAGATCGTACAGTCCGGCACAGACGGGAAAGAGGGTGTTGAAAAAGCGAGGCGCCTGGCACGCACTCTCGCTAATACACACAACACCGGCATGGTCCTGATTGGCCTGGCTGGAATGGAGTACGCCGTATATGTTGAAGCGATGGAAAGCAAGGATGTTATTACGGCTGCCAATATCAAAACAGAGGAATGGATGCGGAAGGCGATTCAAACACAATTCGATAGAGCTTAAATATGGATGAATTCGATATCATAGATTTGGTTTACAACCACGTTGCAGCCGCCAATACAGGGCTGACGATTTATAAGGATAATTCGGCTACCGGCGTAGAAGAAAACCATATCGTTATATCCGGGATGGAATATCACGAATTCGACTGGCAAAATAAAATGCCGGTGAACGTGAATATTTTCATTAAGCTATACCCAAATGGAATGCCAAACCGTCCATTGATGCGTGAAGTGAAAAGGAAAGTCCGCACGGAACTAAAGAAAATCAAGCCGGAAAACGGGCAATATCGTGACGTTGAACTGTCAGGCTCAGTCAGGTTGACAGGTGCAAAAGAAAACTTCGATTGCACCAATATTAAAGTAATTATTAACACTCAAAAAAATATAGAAGATTATGAGTAGACCTATTGCAATGGGCGTAAAGGAAGTACGCCATTTTGACGTTGGTGACGGCGTTCCCGGCACCGCAAATCCAAAGACAATGCCGAATCCGTCGGAAAATGCGGTTGCATTCAATTTTTCTGATCCGGAAGAGGTCCGTATCCCGATTGAAGGTACGGACGAACCATTGTATTCTCACTTCAAGAAAGGATCAACGGATTACGTTGAGGTATCCTACCCCACACCCTCCAATGATATAATCAAAGAGGTCATGGGTGGCGTGCATAACGAAGGTACCGAGGCCGCCCCTCTCGATGAATGGCAGGAAGCTGTCAGCATTCCTTCGATCAACAAGACAATCGAGATCGAATCAATGCCGATCAACGGCAAAAAGGTTATCTACACGATCGTGAATGCGAAAATTGTGGCTAAATTTTCACAGGCTCCCACGAAAGATAACGTCGAGCTGCTGATGGTAAGGTATTATAAGCAGGCTGCCATATCTGCAGCCGGTGTGCAAGGGTACGCTTTCTCCAGGAAGGTTGTAGCCGTTCCTTAATTCTCTCTTTGTCATTTTTGATTGGGCCGGGCGTTATTGTCCGGCCTTTTATATATTAAAAGAAAAGTATGATTAAAGAATTCGTGCAACTCGAAGCAAATACGATAACCGAACAGTCGCTGAAAATCCCTTTTGATTTCAGCAACCGGGATAGCCTGCCGGCTGGTAAAGATCCCGGCGATTCGATTGTAATTTCTCCCATCACCGTTCGCACCTGGTTTAAATTGAAACCTCTTTTGTTGTCGATCGACAAATCGGATTTTGACAAGGTAATAGCGAAAGAAGATCCCCTCCCTGATGCAGAGCTAACCGAAGTAATTTCAAAGTATGATGATCTATTGATCGATATTCTTTGTATCGGGATACATAACAAAAAAAGTGATCCCCCGGCATGGTTTAAAGAAGTATTGAAAGATAATTGCACATGGAAAGATATCTACATCCTATTGAATGCAATCCTCTTCCGGATCGGTTATAACCCTTTTTGCAAATCTATCACGACCGTTCAGAGCGTGAGCCCAATGACGGAAGCGGAGATAATAGCCGCTCGAAAAAATCTCGAAAGCTGGATGAAAACAGACCGGTCAGCGGAGTAATGTTCCTGGTGAATGTCCAGGAAGCGCTGGGATTGTCCTATGAACAAACGCTTGATAGCAGTTTTACCCTCATCCGTGCGATGTTATCGGAATATTCATACCTCTGGAATGAACGGAACAAAGAAGAAAAATCCGGGGAAGACGAGGGCGGTGAATATGAATGGATTGAACTTCCTGATTGGGATGATCCTTCGAAAACTAACCGGGTGAAGAAGTATAAGGATATCGGGAAATTCATCAAGGCCGAAAAGAATTTGTGAGTTATATTTTATATTGTCTCATATCAAACTGTGATTTTATATTGTTAAGTTTTATAATAGTTAATTTGGGCCGGCCGTCTGTGAAGATAGCCGGTTTTTTATTCCGAAAAAATCAATCAAATATATTTTAATAGAAACAACGATTATGGATGAAGCTCTTATTAAATTGAAAGACATCGGCGCGTTGCTTCTAACCGGGTTGATAAGTATTTGTGTTGATTTTTACTTTGCATTTATCGCTCTTTTTGCAGGATTCTGCATCAATTTTATAACAGGGATGATAGCTGCAGCAAAGGAGAAAGAGGGGTTCAGTATGGAGAAGGCAAAAGAAGGCGTGAAGCTATTCGGTTTCTATATCACCGTCATTTTCGTCTTATATGCCATGACATTCTTTAAGGCTGAACTGCCGGAAACGGTTATCGTTTATTTTACTCTGATTGTGAGTTATTTTTACCTTACCAATTCATTCCGCAACGCAACGATTATCTTCCCAAAAGACAAGGCTATCCAATTCATCTATGAGATCTTGAGTACGGAGATATTTTTCCGTCTAAAAGAGTATTTAGGCTTAAAAAGGAAGAGCAGCAATGAATAGAACGATATTTTTCAGCGAAATAAGACATTCACTCTTTTCCGGTCGGCTCACTCAAAGCCAGGTCGACGGAATAAACTTCAAGTTGAATGCCTGGGAGCAATCCGGATATACTGATATTCGTTGGCTTGCCTATATGCTTGCCACTGTTTACCATGAGACGGATAAAAAAATGATCCCTATTGAAGAATATGGCAAAGGCTGGGGGAAACCGTACGGTCAGAAAATCAGGCACGACCGTAAACCCTACACTCATCCCGATAAAATCTACTACGGCCGGGGCGACGTGCAGTTAACGTGGTATGAGAATTACGAATTAATGGGCAAACTGTTAGATATCCCGTTACTCGAACAACCCGAACTGGCGTTAGTTCCCGAGATCAGCGCAAAGATCATGATCGAGGGTATGACGAAAGGGAAATCGAATAGAGGCGATTTTACAGGTGTTTCGCTTGAAAACTATTTCAACGTTACAAAAGATGATCCCGTCAATGCCCGGCGAATTATCAACGGTATAGATAAAGCCCACCTGATCGCAACGTATCACTATAAATTTCTATCAGCAATAAAAAACGCATCATGAGAAATCCAAAATTCAATATCGGAGAAAAAGTGTACCACATCACGCCCGACAGTGATCAGGGCGTGGTGTTGGATTGTAGATATTCCATGAGAGAAGGATCCTGGAGTTATATAGTGACGTTTGGGGCTGAAAAGGAAGCATTGTTGTATTATGAAGATGAATTAAGTACAAGTAAAACGTTTTGATGTGAAAAAGATATACCAAAGAAGGGTTGACCAGGGGCACGGAGATTGTATGCAGGCGGCAATGGCTTCCCTGTTTGATGATGAGTATGAAAATGTGCCAGCATTTATAGAGCATAATAATTGGTTTGAGTTGTTCTGTGATTATGTCGAGTCAAAAGGCTATGAATATGACGGGATGCTTCATAACAAGACCTGGGGAACATTGATGAACCCTACTTTTGAATGTCTGGAAGTCCCGAAATTCGACAAATGGTCTTTATTGACCGATGAAAACCTAAAGAATTATCAAGGGGTAGACGGACTATTTTATGCCTCTGTATTGTCTCCTAAATATTTTAACTGGTCGGATATGGACACACATGCCGTTATCTGTGATACAGATTTAAATATCGTCCATGATCCGAATAAAGATTACGAGAATATTAGGGCTTATCCTTTGAGTTCTGTAATAGGCTGTAACGGAATTATCAACGTCTCTATTTTTAAAAAGAAATGATGAAAATAATTTATAGACTAAAATATTATGACAAAAAGTATGAAATACATATTAGGGTTATTGCTGCTTTGCTCCGTTTTTTCAGGATGTAAAACCCGAACGGTATATGTACCAACCGAGCGTACAAAAATAGAATACAGAGACCGATATACGCTCGACAGCGTGTTTTACCGAGACACCGTTCAACTGTCAAGTCGAAATGATACCGTTTTTCGGGATGTGATAAAATGGCGGGAACGATTCAAGATCGTAAAGGATACCGTGAATTTGACTGACAGCATCCCTGTTATTGTCGAGGTTGAAGTACCGGTAAATTATCTCACCAAGTGGCAAAAAATCAGGCTGCAAATACTGAATATGATCGGCGCCCTTGTTGCGGTTTATGTTGCGTATAGTATTGGTCGAAAGAAATGGTTTTAGAGATACGAATATATAAAACAAAAATGAATATAAGGTTAAAGTTTATTGAGCGGATTGTTTTAACAGTCCGCTTTCTTATTTTTGTAAAATGAAGAAAGTATATTCATCGCGGCAATTTGATTTCTATCTCCCCGAGTTTTCAAAGTTAGAACTCGATTTTGCAGGAAATATCGCGGCCGGGTTCCCCTCTCCTGCGGAAGGATTGTCGGATGACAGGATCGACCTCAACAAGCTACTTATCAAACACCCGGATGCTACTTTCTATGCACGTGCAAAAGGGTTATCGATGAATAATGACTTTCAGGAAGGGGATATCCTGATCATAGATAGAAGCGAGGAATGGTCAGATAATAAGATAGCTCTTTGCTTTGTTGATGGGGAGTACACGTTGAAGCGGATAAGCATAAAAGACGGAAAATGCCTGTTGATCCCGTCAAATGAGGTGTTTCCCGTTTTAGAGATGAATAGCGAGGTAATTATCTGGGGTATAGTCATATTTTCAATAAGGAAACATTAATGTTCGCTCTGGTAGACTGCAATAACTTCTATGCGAGTTGCGAGAGGGTGTTTAATCCTTCCCTCAACGATAAACCTGTTGTTGTTTTAAGCAATAATGACGGGTGTGTTATTGCACGTTCTAACGAGGCAAAAGCACTGGGAATACCGATGGGGGCACCCGCATTCGAGTATGACCTGTTGTTCAGAAGGCATAACGTAAAGGTTTTTTCAGCAAATTTCTCTCTTTACGGAGATATGAGCGCACGGGTGATGAATATCCTTTCGAATTACTCTCCCATGCAGGAAATTCACTCTATTGACGAGTGTTTCCTTGACCTAATCGGGATAGACGTAGATTACAGGGAATACGGATTAAAAATGCGTGAACATATCCTGAAATGGACAGGGATTCCCATCGGGGTAGGTATAGCTCCGACAAAAGCACTTTGCAAAGTAGCAAACCGGATCGCAAAGAAATTTCCCCAATTAGGAGGCGTTCACGTGATAGACACCGAGGAAAAAAGAATCAAGGCTTTGAAATGGCTGGATGTGTCAGATGTATGGGGTATCGGCAGACGGAACGCTAAGAAGCTTTATGCAATCGGGGTAAAAACAGCATACGACTTCACCCTATTACCCGAAAGCTGGGTGATGAAACACATGACCATTACAGGCATAAGGCTTCAAAAAGACCTTAAGGGAATACCTTCAATCGAGATGGAATTACCCGAAAAGAAACAGTCAATAGCGACTACACGGTCATTCGACAAGGAATACCGGTCTTTTGACGAGATGAGGGAGCGGATCACTACATTTACCTCACTGGGAGCAGAAAAGCTACGTGCTCAAAATTCGATGTGCAAACGGTTGATGGTGTTTATCGAGACTAACAGATTCAAGGATGAGGACAACTTCTACTCTAATAGTATTGTAGTAAAAATACCATTCCCGACTTCATCCACCCTCGAGATAAACAAATTTGCCGTCACCGGATTAAAAAGTATTTTCAGGGAACACAGGAATTACAAGCGTGCTGGTGTGGTGTTGATGGATTTCGTTGATACAAGCGAATATCAGCCGGATTTGTTCTTGAACTCAAATCCAAAGCATACCAAACTGATGCAATCGATCGACAAACTGAACAAGAAATACGGGCAGCAATTGATAAGATTAGGAAGTCAGGATAAGAAAGTACATAAGATGAAACAGGAACGTTTATCACGGGCGTTCACAACTAACATTAACGAAATAATCGAAGTCAAGGCATAATGTGTTTTACCGTATCAGTTGAAAAAAAAGCAAAAGAGGCAATAAAAGATTACCTAAAAAGTAACAAGGGTGTTCAATTCGATATCTACTTCGAGGATTACTACCTCGTTTCAGGTTTCGCACATCCCAAACTACCCGTCATAAAGCAGGACACGATAACCCTCTCCGAGTGGGGATTGATACCCTCATTCGTCTATTCTGAGGAAATGGCCTTGGACATGAAGTCCAAAACACTGAACGCCCGGAGCGATACGATACACGAAAAAAGGTCGTACAAGGATGCCATTAAATCACAACGCTGCGTTTTGATAGTTGATGGTTTCTTTGAATGGCGGCATGAAGAAAAGAAAATACCGTTTTACATCTACCCTAAAGATGAAACAGTTTTTTATTTGGGATGCATCTACAATTCATGGGTGAACAAACTGACAGGAGAAATACACGACACATTCTCGATCATCACGACCGATGCGAATCCGATGATGGAGTACATCCATAACTCTAAAAAGAGGATGCCCCTTATACTTCACAAAAATAACGTGGCGAAGTGGATTAATCCAGAAACGCCACAGTCCGAAATAGATGAATTGATGAAACCTTACACTGAAAGCCTGATGACTTCTCATATTATCTCGACCGATGCAGGTAACAGTCGTAAGAATAGGAACGTGGCAAATATAAAATGTCAAATTAAATAAGATTTCACTTCATCAATCGCTTCTTTCACACTCCGGGCAATAATATACTTGCTGCCACATTTCTCCGCCTGCATTTGAAATTCTTTCTGCTCGTCGGACTGTCTACCCGTTTTTGTTTTGAATTCAATACAGAGGCTCGCAAAGCCCTTTTTCGGGATAAGTAGAATGGCATCCGCTACCCCACTCTTCACACCTTGCCGTTTCAGATTAGCAGCTTCGATTTTATTGCGTGATCCTCCATTTGGTACAGCGAATAAAAGTTTATCCGGAATATGAGGAAAAAACAGTTTAACCTGATTGAAAAATTCAGATTGGATATCCGCCTCCTCGCTTGAATGCTTCCGCTTCTTCTTTTCCCCGGCATCTTTCTTATCCATGTAGCATTGATAGCACATATAGCCCGCATCGGTAGAAATAACCGATGCGGTTTGCTTTTTACAGGATATACAGGTTTGAAGATTCATCTTATTTGTTCTATGGTATCATAACCAAGGGAAACGGCCAAGCCATATTCTATGGCCGCACCTCTTGACTGTTTCCAATTCTTCAAAAGATAGATCGTATCACATTCAAGGAGCAGCTTTATATCTGCTTTCATGTGTTCAATCCATCCATGATTTACAGTTAACCCGTTATCCAGCGGATTGACAACTGTGAACCCTTCCTCTTTTAATCGTTGTTCGGCTTCGTTGAAATTCCGCTCCACTTCATCGAATGGAAGGCCTGTTATTTGACCGGAAATGTAGATCTTCATATCATCTATATTTTATTGTTTTATTCTCAAAATGTAAATGACACTCCATATCACCCCGCCAATAGAAAACGTTCCTTAGTTCTCCCAGGTCGGTATAATCTCTTTCCGCATACTCCCAACAATCAACGATCCTGCCTATATGCATATCATTCAGACCAGGGAATAATTCTTTTACCCACTTCCATTTTTTGTTTCGCTGTTTTCGATATTCTTTTGTATCCATTATTTTACTCTCCTATATTTCAATATCATCACTCAAATAATACAATACATGCTTCCTTATAAATAGCCGGAAGCGGGCTTTCAATCGTAGTTTCATGATCAATATCTAAACTTTGTGAAATGTATAATCGCCATTGGCTTTGTTAAATCGTAACTCCTGAACCATTCTCTAAAATCGTCAAATGAAAGACCGTCATTTTTTGCGAGGATTTCTAAATTCCAGTATTTGATTTCTCCATCGACTAACTGACTACTGAAAAAGCCCCCTGAGAAACTTAACAGTTGCACGCCTACTCCGTCATCCTTCGCCAATCGGCAAATCTCAACTTGTTTTGAACGATAAGGTTTGCCCGACCAGTATCGGAGAGAGAGAACCGCCTTGCCTTCTTGAACCTCCTTGATCCGGTTTGCCCATAGTTCGAAATTGGCCCGTATGGTGTGGATTTTTTCAGGTGGTTTTTGAAAGCATTCTTGGACAAGTTTGTGTTTATATCTGTCCCCCTGCCCTGATAATATTTTCTCTCTAAAAAAAGTTTCTTCACCTCTTCTCTTATGTGTAGCCGGAAAATAGCGGCTAACGATAATTACGTAAGTTTTCATTTCTGCATATTTCTTTTTATTTCTACCTGAATAACATCGAGGTTATCCTCGATGTAGTCCTTAACCGCCTTGTCGCATTTATCATTATCGTACAACCACATGAGGTATTCGGCTGGTACGTTTCCCATCTTTTCGCCTTTATGTTTACCCCAAGGCATTATTGAATCATCGTTCATCATAATATTAAAATTCTATAGGTTTCCATTTAGTGAAATTCTCACAATACCCGGCAACAGAATTATACTGCTTGTTTTCACGGCTATCTTTTTCATAAATAGCCATATCGTCATTATTATTAGTTACTATGATTTTTTGGCCATCTTTCGGCTTGTCATGTTTTGAACACCATGAATTCGCTATCGCTCGCATTGCTTCCGCTCCAGCCATAAAGTCGTTTTTGACCGAGGTGAAAAACACCTTCGCAGCCATAGAATTAGTGTCTGAATATTTTTCGTTCATATATTTCAAAGCGTATTCGTCCGCTTTCCGCTCTATTTGTCCTTCGTAGTCCATTTTTCAATAGTTTTTCAATCTCAATTTTGTTTCAGGCTGCAATCCTACTCTCAACCTGAACCTCTCATTTTTAATAGTCTCATTCCGTTTCCGGTGAACACGTTCGATCAGCTCCGGATTATCCTTCATTGCCGGCACGTGGCCCGGTTTGAAACGGTATTTCTCACTGCCGGGAACACTCCATCCTTTTTGACCTTTTGTCGGGTTTGGTCGCCTGGCTTCCCTTGCCATCTGTGATATTTCTTTCCTGTTTTTATCCAGGAATCCCCGCTCCTTCTCCAATCCCAATTCCCGGGCTTTACGTATCATTGTCCGTAAACTCACACCCAATTCATCGGCAAGGTCACGGTTGAATGAAGTGGCGAATTTTGAGGTGATAATTTCGATCATTTCATCGCTCCATTCAATGCCGGCAGTCCGTCGTTTTGGTTTGGCGACAACCGGAAGGCTCAATTCGTAATATCTCGAGAAATCAGAATCCATTATCAACAGTTTCTTTTTGATTAAAAAGTTTGGCTATCAGGTCTACGATGTTTTCAGGAATTTCATCCGTACTACCGGTAACGGCATTGGCGATCGCTTTCTTCATCTGGATGATCTGGTAAACCTTTTCATCGATTGTCTTTTTACCGAGAAAGTAATAGCATGTAACGCTGTCTTTTTGCCCTATCCTGTGCGTTCTGTCCTCACATTGCACGCAATCGGCATAAGTCCATGGGAATTCAACAAACGCAACGTTTGAGGCCGCTGTAAGCGTTAAACCAACGCCTGCCGCCTTGATAGAACAAATGATGATATCCGTTTTGGGATTATTCTGGAAACTATCGATAGCCGCTTGTTTTTGCTCCTGGTTCTCCCGGCCTGTTACCGATACTGCAGATGGGAAAGCAGCTTTCAGGCCGTCAACCACTTCATGGAGTGAGCAGAATAATACGATCTTTTGCCCCTGTTCCCGGAAGTCCTGAACGAACTCAACTACTTCTTTAATCTTCCCACGTGCGGAAACCTGCCGGAGTATATTGATACGTACCATTACTTCACCCCGGAGCGCCCTTTGTATCTTTTCGTCGGTAGCGTCCTTGTATTTGATCAGGTATGAGATCAAATCCTTTTCAGCATCCATATATTCTTTCCGGTTAGTGATATCGCAAACCATTGTTTGCCTGATTTTATCCGGAAGATCCTTTAATACCTTTGCCTTTTCACGCCGGAACATGCAATTAGTCCAAAGCTTATAGTTCAACTCCTTTAGGTTACTCGCTTCGTTAGGCCCGGAGCAATACCGTTGAACGAAATGTTTATAACCGCCGAAATCTTCCATTCGTCCTAATATGGATAATTGCGGTACCAGGTCCTTTGGTTTGTTCACTACCGGAGTACCGGTAAGTTGGATGATCCATTCTTTACCGGATGCAATCCCTTTGGTGAATTTTGATTGCTGTGTGGCCGATGATTTGCACCGGTGCGATTCGTCAATAATCACTGATTTGAAAAGATTGATTGTGTTGCGGAACTCAACATCTCGAAGCGTCCAGCGTTCTTTTTTCTTGATCCGCAAAACGAAGTATTTCTTCAGTGATTCATAATTCACGATAAACACCTGGTGCAATCCGGTTTGCCAATAGAACGGCCAACTATCCTTTGCACTATCGGATAGGATCATCGCCTTTTTATCTGTGAATTTATTCCATTCCCGCTCCCAGTTGATCTTGAGCGATGCCGGACAAATCACCAGGCACGGGAATGCATCCGCAAGGTTTATCGTAGCGATTGACTGCATACTTTTTCCGAGACCCGGTTCGTCCGTGTTCATAAACCGCTTCAATTCGAGTCCTCTTTGAATTCCTTCCAGTTGGTACGGATAGGGATTTATCTTCAAATTATGGGGCTGAGAAAGCGGCTTTAATTCCGGCAAATCATACACAACATCCTCGACGGTTTTCGGTGCATCATTCTCAAACATGACAGTCTCGAATCGTTGAACGTAGCTGATAAGCCGATCCAACTGTTCCCGTTGAGATACCGGAACAGTCCATTCTTTTGTTCTTCCGTCAAATCTACGCCCGTCGATCTTCTTAACTGCATCCACGATGGATGGACGATACCGGAAACTGATACGATAAAAACCGCGAGGATCTATACTTACATTCATATTTTATTACGCTGTCGGGTCAAATGCTTTTACTTCAATCTCTTTTTTCTTCCGGCCTCTCTTTTTCGGTTTTTGAGGCTCTGCTGATATATCGGCTTCATCAGGAGCATCGAAATCAAGGCTCATTTGCTTGATACCGAATTTCTCATGAAAAAGGTATTGCTCTACCTCATAATCACAAGCCTCTATATCCGCATACAATTCACCGGCAAAAGGATACGCATCGGTATCTTCGTATTGAATGAATGGAGAGATAAGGTTGAGGACTTTCCCTGATTTGAGCAGCTTTTTACCGATGATTGTAACCCCTGCGCTCTCATCCGATCCACCATGGGTATAACCGGTCACTACATAGCCGTCGAGTTTGGAAAGCGGATAATCATACACGCCAAATTCCTTGATGGCTTCCGCTTCTGGCATTTCGCAAATACATGCAAGATGTACTTTCAGTTTGTCAAGTGCCGCCTGCAGATCACCATGTGCGATTTGAGCGCATTTTTTCTCGATGATGTTTGAATAGTTTTCTTCTGAAAAATACTCTTCATAAGCCGCTTCCAGCTTATAATCTTTGATTTTTGCCTTTTGAATTTTGTTTGTTGCTTCCATTTTTGATAGTCATTGAAATTTTAAAATAACGGGTCTTCAAAATCCACATCCATTATGCCGTCATCGGAGGTGGAGTGTGCGGGAATTTTCAGTATTTCATCTTTTACCATCTCAGAGATCGCATACGGGGTGATAGGTGCCACGTTGAGCGTTTCCGCTACTGCTTTGGCGATATCCTCCGAAACGGGGTTGATTGCGTAAATTGCCCCAGCTGAAAGGATGCGGGTAAACGCTTTGTTTTTCTTCGTTTCCGGAACATCCACCCGGAGCATATTCGTGCCGGCAACATTCTGTTCGGTGCACCGGCCGGCTATGCGATTGTGACCGAATAGCTCCACGATACAGTGTAGGTCGAATTTTTCATTTTCCATTTTCTTTGTCTTTTAGTTGTTGTTCCAATTCTTTAATTCTGTTATGCATTCTCTGTATCCTGAGTGCTATTCCAGACAATTCATTATTGTCGAATTTATATACCACCGCATCCGGTTTGAAGCTGTACAATAACAGATCGTTAATCTCCCGGAGCAAATAGCCGTAATCGATGAAGTGCTTAATTAACTTTCTCATGTTGTTTATTTGAAATGATTAAATCATCTTCTGGGGCGTAATTTTCAACACCCTTAATCTTGTAGTAATAATCGTCGTAATGGGTGATAATTAAAGCCTCTACGACCAGTGTTTTACCGTAGTGTTTTTTAACATGTGGTAAATGGGTCCTACGTGGTACTATTTCGACTTTATCCCCGACTTGAAATTTTGCCGCTTTCATGCTGTTCCTTTCTTTACGAATTGACCTTTTGCGTTCCGGAGCGGCAATTTGCTTTGATACATTTCAATCGCTTTGCTGAGCGATTCAACCTGCAATCTGGCATCGTTTGCGGCTACCTGTAATTTCTGATTTTCTTCTACCAATCCCCTTACATGTGCTTCGAGGGATATGATCCGCTGTTTTAGTTTTCTTTTCGTGAACATGATGTTTCTGTTTTAATGGTTATTATTTAGTCTTTTACTTAATGCCAGATATGCCCTTTCGTACATCTCAACTTGACCTTTCAAGTATGTTATTTGTCTTTGCTGTTTGTGGATGATGATATCCTTTTTAGCTATTTCGGATTGATCCTTACTGCAAAACTTGCCGTCTGTGCCCCGGTATGGGTTATATCCATGTTTTTGCTTTTCAACCGGGAAAAGAAGTAATTGAGATGTTTCCATAATCTAAAATCCTGAATTTTGATAACTTCCTGAAATCCGCATCTCCTCTTTTGCCTTACTGATCAATGTGCGAGCCCAATCTAATTGATGTGTGGCGGATCGATTGACACGCTCACACCAATCGACCATGTATTGCTCCTTTTTGCACAATGACTTGATAATTCCATTTACAGCCGTCGATGTGGCTTTTGCCTGTTTGCCCGCCTCTTTGATTGTCTCGAATATTTCATCTTTCATCTTTTCATTCAGATGGTATTTTGAATCGGCCAATAATTTTCCTGATCGGGCGATATAGACCGCTAAATCGTTTCCCCGATTTACAACTTCCTCAATTTGCTCGCTGCACGTGATATTAAGGAAACTGTCTATTTCCGTCAATTCCTTGATGATTTGTTCGGGTGTTGCGATGTCGAGGTTCATAAGGCTGCAAATTGTTCTTCTAAGTCTTTAATTTTCTCGTTCAGTTCGGATATGATAGCATCGATCACTATGATGGTGTATTTCTCGTGTCCGTCGAGCGTAATTTCTTGAGTGTACTTGCTTTTTTGCGATATATAATCGTAAGCCACCACGGCGTTTTCGATATCCCGATCACTCAGTAATTCTAATTCTCGCTGAAAATAATCCTTGTCATTCGTTAATTCGACAATCTTCCGGTTAATGTCGATAGCTCTCTCCAATATCTCTTTATCCATAATTTTCAAACTATTAATTGCCAATACTTGAATGCGAGGTCGAGATATTTCTCTTTACCTTTTTCATAGGTTTTATCACCCCGCTGAATAAAATATTTGAACACCTTGCAATTCTTTTTCGAGATGGCATAGATGAAATCCCGGTCACTACCTATTATATCCATGTACCACGCCCTGGAGCGATCCCAGTCAAAGAAATCAATCGCCTCTTCAAATTGCTTTTGTGATTCCGCGAAAGTCGATTTCAGATCACCGCCGAAATTCACAGACGAAAGCCAGAAATCCCATTTACATCGAGTGTCGAGAGTAAACTCAAAACCGCAATAATCGAATGGCTGATTTTGCCGGATGCTCACGGTTTGCGTTGACGCATGCTTCAATACGTTCGCCAGAAATGTGTCTTTACGAGATTCCGCAATCAGGGATTTACGCATTTCAATTGCGAGGTCAAAATCTTCTTTCAGGTACAAAACATCATCAACCGTCAGCTTGTAGAAATCAACCCGGTCCGGTTCTGTAATGATGGCATCGATCAGCGTTCCGAATTTGAAAGCTTTCTCCTTATCCCCGTATTGTGTCCGGGGATAAAGGAGATTTTTCAGCTCGGTTAAATCCGAATTGCTAACTTCTTTTCGATTGAAATATGTGTCCGGATTAGCCATTTACTTTGCCTTTACTTCGTCAACATACTCAACAAAAGCGGATTTGATAAACTCACTATCCTTGTTCGCTTTCTTTTCGCAGAAAGTGAGCATTTTCTTATGCACTTTTTCGAGTTCTTCAATAGACAGGGTTGCACCTTCACCGATAAACCACATCTGGTACACTTCGAGAAAACCTTTCGCATTGTTTACTTTGATTTTCTTCGTTACTTTGGCATCAGGTATTGATGTCGGGGCGGCTGCCGCTGTTTGATTGAACGAGTTGAAAATATCAGCCTGTGAAGCTTGAGCCTCAAGTTTTAGTTTTTCTTCCTGCTCTTTGGCCTTTCGTTCCGCTTCACGCTTCTGATTTTCTTCCGCTTCACGGATCCTTGCCTGGGCCTCTGCAAGCGCTGCCGCTTCCGTATCCTTTTTTTTCAGCTCTGCGATACGCTCGAGATCCTTTCGTTTCGATGGGAGTAGTAATATGAAATCATCTTTCATCGACTGTATATCGTCCCGAAACTTTTTCTCACATTCTTTCATGAAGGGTGGCACAACCTCAACCTTGATTTTGTCGATGTCCGGTTTTTCGAGATACACGAAACGGAAACCATCCTTAAATCCTTTGAAGTGTTCACCGGCATTGTATTCGGTAGGAAAATCGGCTACCTTTTGGGAATCAACGTCAAAGTTTTCAAGCGTCAGGCCGGCGAAGAGGTTTGACAATTCGACTGCTTTATCTTCGAAATAGGAAGAATAATATTTCTGCATTGATAAAGCCAGGTCCGCACGGTATTCGCTCTTTTCATTTTCAGCAGCCTGACGCTTCCTTTCAGTCTCTTCACGTGCCTTCTGTTCGGCCAGTTTCTTTGCGGCATATTTATTGCGGAAAACCTGCAATTTTGAGGCAATGGAATTTTTGTTCTCCGGGTTTATTTCGTTTTCCAAAGAGGTAAACTCTTTTGCGATTTTTGTAAGCAACTGTGTAATCGGTGAACGGCGTTCGTTCATATTATTTACTGTCACTTTCGACAATCGAATATATTCAGCCACTTTATCGTCCAACTCGTCATTATCGATTTCTCCATTCCCTTCGATGGTATCGAGCAATGTTTTTCCCGCTTTATTGCAGTTCGTGACTGATTTTTGATTCCTCTGCAGAATGCCGGGCGCATTCTGGATGATGTTTGTAAATTCTTCTACCTTGATAGGTAGATTGGTTGTCTGTGTTGTCATTTGTTGATGTTTTAAATAGTTAGTTCAGTTTCTTTATCAGTTCGATGATGATGTCATCTTTCGATGCTAAATAATTCAATCCGAGTAAATCGCAGATAATTTCTTTTGTATCACCTACCGGCAATTGGGCATCGCTGAACATCTTCCTGAGCGACTTATTTTCCCTCTTTGCCCGTCTCTTCAATTCCCATACGAGTTCGTCCGTACCGGCTTCGTCGAGATAATCATCTATGTCAATATTTACTGTTGCCATATCACCATCCCTCATCCTCATCTTCGACCGTAACGGCCGGTTGAACTATTTCAGGTTGTTGTACCGTTTCCGGTTCATCGAACCCGTTATTGATTACTTCCGCTTCCCCCTCTTCGATACCGTAATCAATTTCTTGTTCCGGTTCTTCTAACGATTGCATATTCGTGAATTTCCCGATTTTCACTTTCGGATATGCATCAAAAGCATGTTTTATCATTTTGTTTTCGAGAAAGCCAGGATCTATTTGCCCGCCGTTAGACGAATACAGCTCATTTGCTTTGCCGATAACACGCTTACGGGCATTCTTATCCCAGTAGCTATTCGCCCGTTCACTAAAGCCTTTCAGGCGGTCGATATCGCCTTCCAAAAGCCACTGATAATCTTCTGAACCGTCATTCCTGACAATTCGGATGAAAGCGCCAACGATCTTGTTTGATTTACGGGGAATGGCAGCCGAATAGGTTATTTTTTTGATCCCTTGATCGAGGTTGATAGAGAAAACATCTCCTTCGTATACTACCACCGGATTATCCGCATATTTGATTTGCCCGGCTCTCATTCTCATTACTAATTCTCCATAACCGGTTACGGAGACGGATGCCCGTTTCTCATAGATGTCATTACCTTTTTCATCCTTGTATCCTGTTTTCGTGCTGCGGGGTATCAGGTAGCAATGGGGCCTGCCGGTCGGATCAAGTGACAAACCGTTAACTGCCATGTCCAAAAAACAGCCATAAAGGCTCATCTTGCTGCATTCCTGTAAAGCCGGATTTTCCTGTAAAACTTTTTGGAAATTGAAAACTTCTTTCTGGTACATCTGAACACCTTTGTCGGTACCATGGATGGCATTGTACATTTGAATGAACTTCTGTTCAACTTTTGGGCTTTCGACGATTTTCGCCGGTTCCAGGGCGTTGATTTCTTCAACCCTGATTTGAATTGCTGTACTCATAATTGTTTTGTTCTAAATAGTTATTGAAATGTGATTTAATTTGCGATTAGTATGTAACCGATACCTCTGATTGCCTGTATCGCTATCAGTGCCAATGCCACAATAAGCAGAGCGACACAGATGATGTTATTGGCCTTTTCCTCGAATAGCTTATCGGTGAAGGCATACCATTTATCAATGATCTTTTTCATGGCTGTAATGCTTTATTGATCGCTTTCCGGCCTTTCTCGACAGCAGCATACGTTTTCCTGAACCATCGCTTGGGAAGAAACCATTTTGCCGCTCTCTGCAGCCTCTTCTCATCTCTCGATACAAATTCCTGCAAGGACTCAAATATTTCAGGTGCGGCAGATATAAGTTGAGCATTGCGGGTTGCGGCATCAATGTCATAATGACGCCCTCCGCAGCCATAAGCACTGCACACCGGCATGTCATCAGATGATCGCACATTTATTATCTCTGAGCCCACGAATGATGATTCGAGTTTCCACGGCCCTTTTGCTCCTTTGAATTCTTTCATCGCTTTGAATTTTAAAAACCGTCAAATTCAGGCTCAACTTCCGTAATCACCGCATCGGTCAAAGTTTTGATTTGTCCGTAACCCAATCCCGGAGATTTTCTCAATTCACCATTCTTGAAAGAAAAGTGATGGTAAACATCATCCTCGATCTTGACTACCTGTAGATATTTCCCTTTGTAGTCGTTTGATGCTATAAGATCGCCGACCTGTACATCCAATTCGGTATTGAATGAATACGCCCGGCCGGTTGGCTCGGCTTGTTTTTCTTTTGTGAAAATTGCTCTGATTGTTTTCATTTTGTTGTCCGTTTTAATTGAATTTTAAATAATACTCTTTGCCTGCATACGGCGCAAATGCCATAGCTACTAATAACCACAGTTGTATTGAGAATATGAAAAATCTTATAAAATGGAGATTTCATAAATTGCCTTGTTTTAAATAGTTAGTTATTTGAATATTTTATTTGCCGGTATGATGTTTTGTATATCGAGCATCCGGCTTGCAGTTTCTAATTCAGTGCGTTTGAAATACACTTTGCCGCGTTTCGGGTTCCCTGTCGGATAACCGACGATCCAGCGTTTGCGGCGCCATTGATCTATCAGGCGTTTTCCGTATTGTTTTTTCGCCTGTGATTCCGTTACAATTTCGTGGGTGATGCCTAACCGGTTGAGGGTATTGAACACCCCTATCTCAATTGATTTCGATACGATTGTTTCGATTATTCTATCTTCCATAATCCACAACGGTTAATATTCGAGTTTATAAAGCGAGTTGGATTTTATGTTGCTTAACACCCGCCAACGCTTTGGCCGGGCTGTTGTTAATTATTGGAGTTGTTAATCGGGTAATTCTTCGTAGGTGAAGCGAACAGTCCGGCAATTGGGCGTAACCTTGAATATCTGCTTCCTGTAACTTTCGAGGTCGGTTGCCACGACAACTTTATCGTTGATTACTTTACGGTCGCCATTGATAAGTTCGCATACTGCTTTTGTTACTACTATCTTCATGTTGTCAGTCATTAAATAGGTTATTGTTCTTTGCATAGAGAAAGAATTCAGCGAGTGACCGGGTACCGGTCCGTTTGAAAGCGTTGCGCTTGTGGGTACGCACCGTTTCAATCGAAATGCACATCCTGTCCGCTACCTGTTCGGCGGTCAAATTATCGTAGTAATTGCGCATTACTTCGAGTTCACGATCCGACAACTTCGAGTTGAATTTCGGCCGGCATACTATGCCGTCAAGTTTGCAGTCACCTGAACCACGCAACGGGCATTCAACTTCTTCGAAATTGAAGTAACCGAATTGATCGACATCAATCACGCTGTCATAGCGGCCCCAATTGCACCGGATAAACCGGCTTACAATCGAATATTCATAGTAGGGCACATTGAAGCGGCGACAGTCATATTCCTTTGATAGAGCGGAAAGCGCCTCTGGATAGAAGTCACCGATCCTTACCATCATTTTGGAAATGAACTCACGATCCTTTTGCGTGAGTTCGTGCACTCCGTTATCGTCATGGATCATTATGCCGCCGGTAGGCGTGATGTAGAATTCCTTGTTTTTCATACGGCCTTCGGGAAAAGAGTTTCGGGGGTAGTCCCAAAGTGATCTGCCATTTTATCCTGCACGTGAAGCGGTGGTACTATGTTCCCTAAACACCATTGGCGCACCGCCCAGTGCGAACGTCCGGTCACAGCCATAATCTCGGCCATAAATTCATCTCGTGGTGATTTGGGTATTTTTCGAGAAGCGGCGGGAAGAGTAGCGTAATACTCTTTGAGTGGTAAATTTGCAAGATTGCTCTTTTCAATCTTGTGTTTCTTGTTTTTTTTGTCCATCTTTGCAATGTTTTAAATAGTTACGACTGATTGTAATTAGTTGTTTCTGTTTTAAATAGTTATTGAAAGTAGAGGGTGGCTATCTATTGATTTGCCGTCGGTGATACCACCCTCTTATTCAGTGTATTAATATCTCTGTTTCATCCACGCATTTGCGTTTTTAAAACTTTTGATGTTGCAAATATATACTATTAGTTTCTGATATGAAACTTTTAGTTGATATTTTGTAGTTAAATAATATTAATATGGTCGATTTGAGCAAAATCGAAGTCCTGGCAAGGGAAAAGGGAATACAGCTCGGGGTTCTTGCAGAGCGCGCCGGTATTAGCTATCAGGCGTTAAATAAACTCATTAGAAATAATTCGACCAAAATAGAAACATTAGTTTCTATTGCTGAAACTCTCGATGTCTCTCCCAGCATCTTTTTTGATAATATCTCAAATGAAACATCCCAGATAATAAATTATCTGAAAGAAAGGGATGATAAGATTGAGGAGTTGATTAGGGAAAATGAAAGGCTAAAAGTTCAAATTGAACAAGGGGAAAAAAGTGTTGCCCCCGGGGAGGATGCTGCATGTGCAGATGTAAGTTAGTTTTCGGAGTTAAGAGGCCTTTATATAAATAAAGATGTATGTTCACGTTGAAATTTCATAAGTCCAAATCAAAGAATTATCCGCTTGTCGAAAAACTTGCTAATAAATTCAGTGAACATACATTTGAAAACGACCTGCATACGATACATATATCCATCAAAGAACTTTTTGAGAAATGGGATTATTTCAACCTAATGTTCTGGAAGTCGGTTGATTGGGTAGATAGTACATTTGGCTATGATGGTTTCGATTTGCACGGGCACGAAGATAAGACAAGGATATTTTATGCTTTACAGCAGGCTCATGTGAAATGGCTATGCTTGTCAGAAGGTTATTTATCACGTATCGCCCCGGCTTATTTCGATGAGACATTGATTGATCGAATCAAAGATGAGGTATTCAATCCGGAAGATACTGACAGGATCCTGGACTTTATACTCGTTGAATCAAACCGGATAGAGTATGAAAAGGAATATGGGCATTTGAACTTCAGAGCTCCGCTCCGTAATAGCGATTTTGAAGGCAGAAGATTAATGAGACAAAATAAAATAGACGAATAATGAAAAGGATTGTTTTCCTGTTTTTGATTCTGTTTCCCCTCATTGTTGTATCATGCTCTAAAGATGATGGCGGGGAAACGCTTGATTATGTGAACTATTCAGGCGAGAATGAGGATGGTGTGAGGAGAATGCTTGCCTTCAAGCCGGACGGAAAATGTGTAGATCATTTTTATGTGAAAGTTGACGGCGGTTCAATAGATTATGAAGTCAGGTACACTATCGATGGCGACAATGTAACACTGATCCAGTCAACCGGCGTATATGCATCCGGTAAATTCTTCAACAACAGAAATACCCTCACGATGGATTACGGGTATGAAGATGGGGTTTGGGTGCTCAGTAAGATTAACTAA